TTCCTTAGTTTTAATCATAAACTACATTTTTAGTTGTTTATTAATAAATTTCTCAAGCATTGCTTTTAACTCAAAATAAGCTTTAGCATCTAACTTAAGACCCTTAAATCTTTCTGTAATATGTATTAAAAGAGAACTAGCTCTTTTTGGATAAACTAAAAACACTCCTAAATACTTTAACCTTACAGTAGGTAATTCTCCTGATTCTATTTCTTTCTTTAAATAAATAAAAGGATGCATACAACACTCAGCAATTTGCTCTCTTGTCATATCGGAATTATCTTCCTTTATATTATTATAATATTCATTAATTACTTGTTGTGCTGTTTTCTTTATCATTATTCAAGAATAAGTTTAACCGGAAGAGTTTCTTTTTTAATAATCATGTGAGGGTATTCTTTTTCAAGAACTTTGTTAACAACATCTTTAGCTTTTTCTTCAATAGTTTTAGCTTGAAAGTTATCTATTAGTGCAACCAATAGAAACTCTGGAGCTTTAAATAGCACAAACTCCCAATCAATATCAAAAGTATCATCATCATAAAACATAAGAAAGTTTTCATATTTTCTTTCTTTAAGTTTATGAATATTATTTTTACCAATTTCTTTAACAGCTTGCATACATAGCATTCTATTAATAATTTGCATAGGTTGTAAAGTTCTAATGTTAATTGGTGTCATCTTTTAATAGTATTTTAAATTGATAAAATTGTTTAGTTTCTTCTGGAAACAAATAAGATTTAATTGTAAGATCTCCATTAAGCTCTTCTGTAATTGCAGCTTTGGCAATTAAATTACTAATGTGTCCTGATAATCCACTATGAGATAAACCAATAGTATCTCTTACTATTTTCCTATAGGGGGTATCAAATCTTTTAAGAATACCTGATTCATCAAAAGACATAAACATACCTAAAACTTCTACTTCTTTTTTTGTTAAGTGTGCAGGTAAAAAAGGACTAATAATCTCCAGATGCTTACTGAAGTATTCATTAGCTTTAGTAACTCTGACACTATGTTGAATTATATTATTCATTCGTTTTTTCTTTTAATGCTTTAAATTAAAAATAGCAAACTCTTTACTTATTTCTTCAAATAACCATTCTATAAAATAAGCTTCATGTTCATCATTTTTATATTTACTTTTTATACCTAAATAATCCCAAAGCATATTTTTTATGTGAACAGCTTCATGTACAATAATACTAGGAGTAATTTCATCTTGTTCTGTACAAAGTACAATTGTAATACCATGAAACCATCTATTATCAAATTCAAAACTTTCTTTACTTACACAAGCATAAAACTCTTCTTGTTTTTTATTTTCAAACAGCTCATTAACTTCTTTACTAGTATCTGCTATTACTATATCTAAAAATATAGAAGTGTATATTGGAAATCTTTCTCTTTTTCTATGTATCATACTAATTTTTTTAATCTATCTGCTTCTGATTCTTGATTATCAGAAGGTTTATAACTAGGGTCTAAAACAGCTAAATGTTGTCTAAGATATACATCTTTAGCAAACAGTATTATTAAATCTGTTTTTACATGTATTTTAAAATTTACTGTAAGTTCTATTTCAACTTTATCATATTTAAAACATCTTTGTAATAAAATATCATAATAGATTCCATTATAAAGTTCTCTTAAAGTACTTTTTATAATTATTACATTATCAATATCTGTCATATAATAATTTGGATAGTAAGGAGCTGTTCTAGGTCCATACATACTTATTAGTTCTTGTTCCATAGTGTTCAAATTATACTTGTTCAATTCTTTCTTAAGCAAAGGTAAACAAATTTTTTATACTACCAAATATTTTTTTTAGTAAAAATTTTTATTAGAATTTTATTAGAATTCAGAAATTTTATTAGAATTCAGAAATCTTAATGTTCCTTGAGACAAGACCCCTACTTATAATTAGCGATTACAAGTCCCCCTGGGTCACTTATGGAAATATCTTTTTCCTGGCTCAATATAATATGTATTGTAATCTATTGTTTAACTTAATATTATTACCTATGGTTAGTCTTATTGTTATATCATGTATGAAAAGAACTTGGAAGCAACTTGTGTCTACACTTGTTGTCACTCTAGTTCTTGACTGCATCTTGATATGTTTGGTACTCATGAGTATCAACAAAGTAGTATAATGGCATACAGTGTTGGTCTCAAAACCCTCACTTATTACTAGCTGTTGAGCATTGAGGTATACAAAACCCTCACTCATAACTAGCAAGAATTAAATTATAACCAAAGCTTATACGTTGCTCAAGTGTGGAAACGTAAAATACAAAATGAATATAATTCAAATTAAAGAAGTGTTAGTACAAAAGGGTATCTTATTAGCAGGACAAGCGTTCACTCTAGAAGTGGCACAAGCACCTGATGCAACAGGTACATTAGTTGCAACAGATTGGATGAGACATTGGAATAATGATAAGCGTGTGGCTGTATCTGTTCCCGGAGAAGTAATTGCCAAAATTGATGCTGATCCAATTGGCTTCGATTTGTTGTACTTACAAGAACCTCAAGAGAAAGATGCCAAAGAATCTGGAACTTCATACACTGCATACCGAGTGTTGGCAAGACAAAATGCACCTGCTAGGTCTTACTAAACCTGAAAATGTGTCCTACAATAAGTAGGACACATTATTTTTATCTAAATACTTTCTGTGACACCAATTATTCCAACACCTAGAGCTTGATTTGATCACAAGCGCTCAGTCCAGTGTAAAACAGATAGGTTAGAAAGTATATAGCTTACACATTGAGGAAACTCGGTGTGTAAGTTATTTTTTTTAAAGGGAACAGTGGTTAGGAACAAAAAATTATTCTTTTTAAAGGAAACAGTGGTGGGGAACAATGAAAGTTATTTAATTTGTTTTAAATTATCCTCTCAAAACCCTCACTAATATCGAGCAGTTATGTACAATGTTACTTGATTTACTAAATATAGTAGGTTAAATGTATATAATAACTCATATTTGCCTAAATTAGGTCAGTAAGTGTATAGAATAAGTGTACTTAAACCCCAGCCACCCCTACACCTCCTAATTCAAAATGCCATAAATACCACTAAACCCATTAATAGCTTTTATTTAAAAACCCTAATAACCAAACTTATGAAAAATCCATTCATTTCCTTTTTATTATTCCCTATTGTATACATACTAGGAATAGTTACACCATTTATTTTAAATGACGTACCAATGCATAAAAATACTGTACTTGAAATCTATGTAATAGATCCATTAGGGTCTAACATACTATTTATAGATGGACTTACAGTATCTAATGAAAGAGATACTACTGTCATTAATTTCCTTGACAAGCAACAATTATCTGAATACATTTCTACAGCTACAGCTTACACATCAAATTTAATTCTTGATGAAGATTCCACATTTACTGAGTATGAATTAAATTACCTAGTTCCAATTAAATAACTATTATTGACATCTTTTAAATACATGAGTATGTGTAACTGTTGTGAGTGCATAACACAAGGATTGTAGCCTTGAGGTGTCAATATTGTTTTTTTTTAAATACCAATCTTAATAACCAAATATCATGATAAATTCATTAGTATTTTTCTTTGCACTTTTTATGTCTTTAACTTTTTTATTAGCACTCTTAGGTGAAATAAGAAATAAAATAGCGTTTAACAGTACCGTTAAAAGCGGTTTAGCAGCAATCTTATTTTGGACAATTCTTTTTTACCTTCTATCTCAATGAAAAAAGTAATTAAAGAATATCTGTTAAGCAAACAGTTTACATTACTAGAAACAACATCAGATGTTACAGGATATAATCCTTCTACTAAATTTGTTGTAGATTATAATGAAAAAAATGTTACAGTAATAGCTTATGAAACAACAAAAGATGTTAGATTTGTGGGTAATATCCACAATCTTCAACAACTTAAACTAATATTAGAACTTACAAACTACAAATAACTATGAAAGTTTCATTATTAGCAATATTAAGTAGAATAGATTTTTCAACAGAAGATATTCATCGTACAGTTCTTAGAGTTATTACTAATAGTCATAAGTCACAAGTAAAACTTGTAGCTAAACAACCAAAAAGTAAAAAATCTACTTATAAAAACAAGATGAAGTTACAACCTCAATCTGTAAAAAAAGATTTTAATCAAAGACGTAGATAATAATAGAATAACCTACTAGATACTGTCAACGTATCAACTGAAGCAGTAGGTTATTTCTATTTAAAAATTAAATAATCGTAAAAATAAATATTATGTCAAAACAAACTGGCGGAAACGCAAATGCATTCCAAAGAGATTATTTGGAAGCCAATTTAAAAGGTACTAAATTCAAAGGTAGTGAAGTAATTTCAGTGAGTAATAAATACATTCACACTAAAGAAGCTTCACATTTAAAAGCAGGAAAAACTGTAAGTTTTACACCTAGAGAAGGAACAGAAAAAATGTTAAGAGGTGATTCATCTGGAGATACAGAAGGAGATAGGCTTTAAAAATTAAACTATTTACAAAGTAAAAAGCTCCGTAGTGATTGAAGGCATATAACAAGTGATCCGACCACATAAAAAGGCAGAGTAGAAGCTACATGTATAATAAAAGGCAGGTGAAGCTCCTGAAGTAAATAGTTTTTATACCTTAATAACTCTTTGATTGAAGACAAGCAATTAATACGATAGAATAATGCTAAAAAGTAACGTCTAAAGGTAGGAATAAAAACTGTATCAGCAGTTGTGTTTGTTGTAGATATTACTAGTGATATGTTACTCTAAAAGTGCATAAGAGATCCCCAAAAGGTTGTATCTACATTAATAATCCCACTGAAATTTGGGTAAAGAGTTTTTAATAAACAGGTTAAACATTTAAACCTTTGTAAAAGAACCGTAGAGTGCGCTAGAAATAGTATAACAAAGCAAACGTCATATTTACATAAAGATACTAGCAGTAATGTTAGATTTGTTGTACACCTTGAGAAAGTGCATACCGTCAAAAATAAGGTTAGAATATTTGGTTCTAAACAACAAAAATGAGTTCTCAGCAAGTAGTTATTATATTCGAGCCTACCAAAGTTCTTTGAATTAACCACGTGACCCAAACAAATTGCATGACAGATGAAAATCGTTGTCTTCGGGCATAGTGCAATGCTGTGGGTGCTAAACAGTATGATCTTAACTAAACATTTAATTGTATAGTTAATTGACAAGTGACTTCACACGAAGTATTTTTTATTAGATATTAAAAACAACAAATAAATAACTAAATTATGTCAAAAGGGAAATTAAACATCATTGGACAAGAAGTTCTTGTTCAAGATTTAGGAAGAATCTTTGAAGTTTTTAAAGCTTCTAATGCTACATTAAGACCTCATTTTCTATTAACAGGAGAAAGTGGTAATAGTAAATCATATACTATTGCTTCATTAGCAGAGTACAATGAACTAGGTTTTTTAGAAATAAATGCTGCACAATTGACTAAAGAAGGAGTATCTGGTAATAGTTTGTCAAAAGCTTTATCTCCAATGTTACAATTTGGTAACAAGCCTACAGTTATTTTTGTAGATGAGTTCGATAAACTCTTTATCAGTGGTAATTCTAATGATAGCTCTGCTCATGAATCTACTACAGGAGTTCAAAATGAATTCTTGAAAGTTCTTGAAGGAGGTTCTGCATCTGTTTTTGGAGACTATGGTAAATTTATACCAATCTCAATGAAAAACACTTTGTTTGTATTTGCTGGAGCTTTTAATGGAGAAGCAGATCTTACTTTAGATAGATTAAGGGAGATAGGTATTAAAACAGAATTTTTAGGTAGAGTAGGTTTAACTTACACAACTAAAAAACTAAGTCTTGAAGATCTATTTCAAATTTTAGATGAGTCTGCGTTATTGACTACATATTTAGCTTTATTTGCAGAGGTAGACAGAGAATCAGCAATTTTTGTCATTAGACATCATATTCAACTCAATTATGAAATGAATACTCTTGGAGCAAGATTGGTAAATACTCTTGTAAATCAGTATTTCATTAAAGGTGGAAAACTAAACAAAGAAGAAACTCAAGCAGTTACTTTTCAAAACAAATTGTCATTTAAATCAGAGTAATATACTCACAACACAAATACTATTATGATTACAGAAATTAGATTAGAAACTAAAGTTACAGACAAGAAAATAATTACTACAATGCCTAATGGTACTAAAGTAAAAGCTATTCATTTAGATGATGAAGGTAAAAAAATTGCAATTTCTCTTGTAGTAAAAATAAAAAAAATTGATTCTAAAAAAAAGGGTGTAAAAAATGTTACTTTTTATTCAAATATTGATACAATAATAGCACTTAAAGCCACTTTAGATGCTTTACTTAATGAACACTATAGTCTAAAAGTACAGCAAAACAAAGAAATAGGCTCTATTGATTTAAGAAAAAAACAATTAGATCAAAAATCACACGAAATTCTCAAAGAGATTTTTAGTTTTCCTTTAAAAAGTTATGAGGTAGATTTAAAAGAGAATGACAAAGAAACTAGAGACAGTTAAATTTAAAAATACCCTTTATTTTGGCAAATAAGGGGTTTTTTATTCAAAAAGTAGTTAAAGAAAGGTTGCACCAAAGAAAAGATTTATCTTTATTTCTAGGGGGTGGACTTTTCAAGAATCTGAAGAAACTTTCAGTTGCGAAGTTACTCCTTTCAACTCACATACACAAATATAAACTGTTAAATTATGAAAAAAATATTTAAATACCAATTATCAAATAGTTCTAAGCAAAATCTTAGTATGACAGCAAAAGCTGAAATAATTTCTGTACAAGTACAAAAAGGTAAAATTGTTATGTGGGCAATAATAGATACTGAAGAGTCTTTTGCACATTTACATACTATTTATGTAATAGGTACAGGTTATGAAATGCCTAATGTAAATCTTCAATTTTTAAATACTATTCAATTTGAAGAGTTAGGCTTAGTATTTCACGTATTTTTAGAAGTATAAATTACTAAACAAATGGAAGAACTTACTTTTCACAAAAGACATCCTTGTAGTCATTGCCCTTTCAAAAAAGATACTTTAAAAGGTTGGCTTGGAGAAGAAAGAGCCACTGAAATTGTACAAGCTTTTGCTTTTACTTGTCATAAAACTAATGAAAAATTACAATGTGCAGGACACATGATAGTTTCTAAAGAAAGAAGTAGGTATGTAGCTACAGCAGAATATTATAATATACCTTTAAATTTAAAAGGTCAAAATGTAGTTTTTGATACAGAAGAAGATTTTATAAATCATCATAAGAATTAAAATATTTCTTTTTATACAGGCAAAACGCTGCTAAACAACATAAACAAAAGGCAGTATTGTCTTTTGTTTTTCTTTCTGCAACTCATCATCGCAAAACCCTCACTAATTTGTAGCACTATTGCAATGTTTTTTCATAGCTTGTAGCTTTAGTGTGAAATTTTATCGTGAGTTAAACTTGTCCAACATATATACAATTAATCATGTCAAAAAGAAAAAGGTTTTTTACAGGTCATCTGGTAGCATCTACAAATACTCTTAAAAATATTATGGGTAAGAGGCTTGAAGTCGAAGTTAAGTTCACACCATTTGGGGGAGTATTCTCACAAAAAGTAGTGGCAATTCGATGTTTACATTCTTAAGGGTTTTTTAAATTGTTCCCTTATTGTGGTTAAATGAATGTTGATTGTTTTTTATTAACATTTATATTAACTAAAAATACCCTTCAAGTTAAATTGAAGGGTTATTTTCAAATATTCTAACTCTTTGAGTTACTTACATATTTAGATTGGATTTGTTTTTTGTTTTTACTTTCCCCAATAAAACACTTTTGGGGTGAGTAAAAATTTTATAAAACACAAAAATTAAAACATAAAACAAATGAAAAAAGGTATTTTTAATTTCAAATTTATTTCTTCTGCAGCAATAGATTTGTTCAACAACATTTTTCCAAATGACATTATTCCTGATAATGACATTCCTAATATTGCAAAAGGTTTAGTACATAAACTAAATACAGAACAGCAATCTGAGTTAATTTCTAATTTATTGCAGATTAAAAACAAAGAAATAGAAGATACTCAAAACCATCTTAAAAGGCTTTCTAAAGATAGGGTATATCTAAAGATTAGTATGGAACAAAGCTTTAAAGAATTAATTCCTATGTTGGAGGGAGTTTGACGAAGGATTCAGAAGGGAATTTTAGACCATTAAAGGCATTTCCCTTCTTACCTTTTATCCAACATGATTACAAAATACTATTAGTTTCTTATTTGGTTATAAGCTAGTAGTTAGGTCGGAAAGATAGCTCAGTTGGTTAGAGCCAAAGAAAATCTGTTAGTGGCGTACGGCACGAAATTCGTAAGAATGAAAACAGTAATAAGGGTCAAAGGTTCGAGTCCTTTTCTTTCCACAACAATCAAAAATAACTTTCAAAGGAATATAGTACTGGAACAATATAATGTATCTTAAAGATTAAATAATGTATTTAACATTATATCTAGAGAATGATTTGAGTAAAGTTGATCTTCATAGCATTGAATATTTTTGTTGTGGCATAATGGTGTAAAGGTAGCACCCATAGAAATTGACGAATTTCTTACTATACCTAGATTGCTTAGGCAGATTCGATTAAAGATTATGTTATTGTTAAATCACACAACTATATGTAGGGATGCATGTGTGAAAATAAAAAGAGTTTTATCAATTATTAGACAAAATTAGATAGTAAGTTAGTCTTCTTACAATATTCTAAATAGTCATCAAACAAAATTAAATTATTTTATCATGGAAAATTCCAAGCAAACAGCTCAAGGAGCAGACAGAATTCGTAAAGAAGTAAGAATAGAACCAATTGAAGTTTCTAGACTTTACAAAGGAAATTATCAAAAAGAAGGCACTATTACAGCTGAATTAAAACAGACTATAGAAACAAAAAGTTTTTATCCAACAAAGTCTGTAAGCAACAATATGCAAGACAATCCTTTTGCAACTAAAGATTTTGGTTTTCAGGACAAAGAATATACTACTTTTGAAACAAGAGTAACTTGGATTCCTGTGCCAGAAGCAATGACTGAACAAGAAGTAGTTGCTCACATGGCAAAAATTACAAAAGCAACTATTTACAGAGTGCTTTCTAACAAGCCAAGTATTTCTGATGCCCAACAAGCAGGTATTAATGCAGGTCAAACTACATTGGACATTATTGCCAATGCTCAAGCTATTAGATACCCAAAAGACCATAGTACTCATGCTGGGAAGTTAATTCCTGACACTAATGGTAAGGTTCAGTACAGAGCTGTTTATTATTCAAATACTTTTAAAGAAGATATTGACAGTAGAACAGCTGATGTTTCTAATTTTTATTTGACAGATGAAATTAGAGCTGAAATTCAAAACGCTCAAGCAGCAGTTGCAGGTCAAACATTAGGAGCTAGATCCTATTAGTAATACATTACAAAAGAAAGTAAGGAGTTTTTCCTTACTTTCTTTTTTTAATTTTTAAAATTGACATAGAAATGATAATATTAACTCCAGAGCAACAAGAGATCTCTGATAAAGCAGTGCAAATTCTTAAGTCTAGTAAAAGACTTCTTATTAAAGGTAGTGCAGGTACAGGAAAAACTACATTAGTTAATCAACTAATAGAAACATTAGTAAATGAAAATGTTATTTCTAAACATAGTATAGTGTGTGCTGCACCTACACATAAAGCATTAGCTATTCTTTCAAGTAAAATTACAAAAAACTATGTAACATATCAAACAATTGCTTCAGTTTTATCTTACAGGCATTCTTATTGTAAAAAAACAGGTAATAGTTTATTTAAGCCACAAATTAATCCTAAATATCCACCATTACAAAATACAAAAACTCTTATTATTGATGAAGGTTCAATGCTTTCTTTAGAACAAATTGTTTTTTTAGAGAAATATGGTAATTCTACTAAGATTATTTTTATTGGAGATCATAGGCAGCTTAATCCTGTAGGAGAAGAAGAAAGTACTGTCTTTTTAGGTAAACCTTCTTTTTTTAATACTCAAGATCAAGCAGGTCATTTTACTTTTTCTAAATTAATTTCTACTGAAGCAATTATAGGTATTTATGTTCCTGAATATGAAAAACAACATGTAGGTTTTGAACCTTATCCAGAAGTGGAGCTCATTCAAATTGTAAGACAAGGACCAGGAAATCCTGTTATTAATCTTAGTAGAAATATTTCTGCAATCTATGATTACAAGGAAAGACTTATTGAAGGTAAAGGTTTTGTTTATGGAACTAATTACGACAAAATTGTAGAAGAACTTGCTATTATTAATGGTTCAGATGATTTAAAATATTTAGCTTGGACCAATGAAGATGTGGATAAAGTTAATTCTGATGTTAGAAATAAAATATATGTCAATCCAAAAAGGGTAGAATTGGGAGAAAGTATTATCTTTGATTCCCCGTATGGAGACCAATATATGACAAATCAAGAGTTAAAAATTGAAACTTTAGATATTGCAGAAATAGTTTTTACTACACCTGTTGTAAACACTAAAGGTCATGATTTTAAAACACAAGATATTACTTTAAAATGCTATATACTTAATGGTAAACAAATTGATGAATGGGGAACGGGAGAATTAGTTTGGAAAGGGGTTTTTATTATTCACGAAGATAGTGATAAACAGTTTAAATACTTTGGTCATCACCTTTTTACTCATTGCAAAAGAGGTTTACTTGAACAAGCTTCTCGAAGACAATTTCTTGCTAAATTTGCAGATTTTAAATATAACCACGCTCTCACTATACACAAATCTCAAGGGAGTTCATTTAGAAGAGTAATTTTGAATGTAGGGAATATGGCAAAAAATCCTACAGCTTCAGAAAAACAACGATTGTTTTATACCGGAATTACTAGAACAATGGATTTATTAATACTTTATAACGTAACATAAAATGGATAAGACTAAAAAGAATCTTATTATTGTAGAAGGATTTATTTCAGAAATAACTCAACCTAAAATTATTTCATTAGCAGATGGAAAAAAATTTACTCAAGCTATTATGACTTTTGATCAATTTGATGGTCAAAGAACTTATTTTGAAGTAAGAAAAAAGATTATTGAACAATACCAAGCTTCAGCTATTGCTCCAGATACTAAAGTAAGAGTAGGTTTTGTCATGCTTGGAATTAATAAAAATGGAAATCTTTTCAATAAGCTTTATATTAACACTTTAGAACTAATTTAATATGGATTATACTATCTTTGATATTGAAGCTAATGGACTTTTAGATGAAGTAGATTATATCTATTGTTTGTCTTATTACAAGTCTGATGGAACTAGGGGTTCTATTACAAACTCTTCAGAAATAAGAACATTCTTGTCTGAACAGGTTGTTTTAATTGGTCACAATATTAAAAGATATGATATTCCAACACTATTAAAAGTTTTAGGTTATGAAATTCTTAATAGAACTATAGATACTCTTGCTTTGTCTTGGTATTTATACCCTAATAAAAAAATACATGGTCTTGAACAATGGGGACAATACTTTGGATATTCTAAAGTAGAAATTACTGATTGGAAAAATCTATCTATTACTGAGTATGTTCATAGATGTGAAGTAGATGTAGAAATAAATAGACTAATGTTTAATCATTTTTTATCTATTTTACTTAGAATTTATAATGGAGATATAGATGGTATTTTAGATTACCTTACTTTTAAGTTAGATTGTGGAGCTGAACAAGAACAGGTAGGTCTTAAAGTTGATCTTCCTCATTGTCATAAAATGTTACAAGAGTTAGAACCCATTATTGCTGACAAAATGAGGGTGCTTGAAAGTTTTATGCCTAAAATTATTGTTTTTAAGGTTATTAATAAACCTAAGAACATGTATAAAAAAGATGAATCTTTAAGTTCTTATGGTGTAAAATGGATGGAAAAACTTTTTGACCTTAATTTGCCAGCAGACACACCAGGACCTTTAAAAGTTACAAATGGAGAAAAAGAACCAAATTCAGGTTCAGTTGCTCAAATTAAAAACTGGTTGTTTTTATTAGGTTGGAAACCTACTATTTTTAAATATGAAAAAATTGAAAATAGTAGAGAAAATAGAGCTATACCACAACTTAACAGTAAAGAGGGTAAAATATGTAAAGGGGTAAAAGCTCTTTATAAAGAACACCCTTATTTAGAACATTTGGAAAGCCTTTTCATGTTAAAACATAGACAAATTACTTTTAAGAATTTCATTGATGCAGCAAATGTTCATGGTTATATGAAAGCTGAAGTAGGAGGTTTTACTAATACTCTTAGATTTAAACACAAAAAACCTATTGCAAATTTACCTAAGGTTGGGAAACCTTATGGAGCAGAGATTAGGGGAGCTATTATTATAAATGATGATTCTCTTTTATTTTGTGGAAGTGATATGTCTTCTCTTGAAGATACTACTAAGCAACATTACATGTATTATTATGATCCAAATTATGTAAATGAAATGAGAGTTCCAGGATTTTCTCCTCATTTAGATATTGGACTTCAAGGAGGTATGATTACTCAAGAAGAACATGATTTTTACATTTGGTATGATGCTGAAAAGTCCGGAGATACAGAAGTTTTTGAAACGTACAGTACTAAAGTTAGTCCTAAACATTTTTCTATGTTTAAAGAAGAAAAAGATGCAGAGTTTTATAGGATAGCTATTATTAGAGGAGATGCTAAACAAGTAAATTTTTCTGCTGTATACGGTGTTGGTGCTGCTAAAATGACTTTAGGTACTGGTTGGACTTTTGAAAAATCTACTGAAATGTTAAAAGTATATTGGGAAAGAAACAAAGCTGTAAAGCAAGTTGCCCTAGACATTAATATTAAAGTTTTTTTTAAAAAGAAAGAAGAAGGTGTATTCTATACAGGTGCTGAATTAACTTTTATGCAAAAACACAACAAAGAATCTTTTAACAACATAGAACAAATGTGGTTGTATAATCCTGTTTCTAAATTTTACTATTCATTGAGATATATCAAAGATATTTTCTCTACATTAAATCAAGGTACGGGAGTATTTTGTTTTGATACCTGGGTAAATAAAGTTAGAAGAAAAAAAATACAAATAGGTTTACAATACCACGATGAAATTGGTTTTTCATTTTCTGCTAATGGAAAACTAAGTATAAAAAATGCTTTGTTGACAGCCATAGCAGAGGTTAATCAAGAATTACAACTAAATGTTCCTCTTGGAATTTCAGTTGAATTTGGTAAAAATTATAGTGAATGTCATTAGAAAAAAAGAAACAAATTACAGATTATAATAAAATATTTAATTTTGTGTTGTATCATCCTATGCCTAAGCATAAAAACTTAACTCTTTCTAGTTTACTGGACGATTTATATCAACAAAATTTGGTTCCTTTAGCTATTATTAAAAATAGGAAAAACTATTATTTTAAAGAGTTAAAAAAAACTGTAACAGAAGATTTGTATAATGATACAGATGTAATAGTCCTTCCTTTAGGATTTAATAAAATATTTAAAGCATGAAAAAGGTATTTAAAGATTTGGAAAAACTTTTCCAATCAGAAGGTTCAATTCTTACTAAAGCAAATCAAATAGAAGAGCTTAGATTAACTATTGAAAATCCTGTTGAACTTACAGATTTTGTAAACAAAGTTAGAACTATTGTTCAACTTGAAGCAAAACAAGCTGTAATTGAGAATGGAGGTAGAGGTATTTTAGCTATGGCTACTGGTTCTGGAAAAAGTAAAGTTGCCATTGATTTAGCTACATATCTTGCTCCTTCAGAGTTTGTTTTTACTAAAATAGCTTTGTTAGTTCCTACTGAAAAACTTAGAGACGAGAACTGGAAAGAAGAGTTTATTAAATGGAAAGCTCCTTTAGAATGGAGAGCTACAACAAGCCTTTGTTATGCTTCAGCTTCCAAAGTATCTAATAACAAATTTGAATTAGTTATTCTTGATGAAGGGCATAACATTACACAACTTAATTCTAGTTTTTTTGCTAACAATCAAGTAGAAAACATTGTAATGCTTACAGCTACTGTACCTACTGACCCTATCAAATTAGCAATTCTTAAATCTCTTGGTCTTGAAGTAGTGTACAATCTTACATTAGATGTTGCAGTACAGTTAGGTTTTGTTTCTCCTTACAAAGTAGTAGTAATTACAGTTCCTTTAAATAGTGTAGATAAAAATGTAGTAGGAGGAAATAAAGCTAATTCTTTTATGACTACTGAACAAAATCAATACAATTATCTTTCAGAAACTGTAGAAAAAACTAGATTTTTAGGAGGTAAAATAGCACAATTTGCTATAATGAGAAGGATGCATGCCATTTATAAACTTAAGAGTAAAGAAGACGTAGTAAAATTTTTACTTAATTCCGTAATACCTAAAAAAGACAGAGTTCTTGTATTTTCAGCTAACATTGAAAAAGCTAGTAGAGCTTGTGAGTACACTTATCATTCTAAATCAGGAAACAGAGGGTATGACTTATTTAAATCTGAACAAATCAATCAATTATCTTGTGTAAAAGCTATTAATGAAGGTCATAATTTACCTAACATTGATAAAGCTATTGCAGAACAACTTACTTCTAAAGATAAAGATATTGTTCAAAGAATTGGTAGAATTATTAGATTTAGACCTGGACATGAAGCAGTTTTGTATATTATACAAGCTGAAAAAACTCAAGATGATGTATGGGTAAAAACTGCATTATTAGGTTTAGATCAAAGTAAAATAGAATACATAACATTTAACAACCTTAAAATTCAATACAATGCCAACGCTTAAAGCAATTATAGGTTTGGAAACTCCAAGCTTACTTACTAATGACCAAGGTAAACAGTACCTTAAAGAAACAGATAATCCTAAAGCTATGTATTTTTTAGAGGGCTATTTGTTTGTTAAAAGTAACAACTCAGATTTTCTTAATGTAGAAATAACTGCTGTTGCAAATACTGTTTACAGTCTAAGACAAAAAGAAAATGCAAATAAATCCAAAGATTAAAGAGGTTCTTTCTGAATACAATTTAGATTACAGAGATTCATTAGCTTATTTACTTTCTATTTACTTTGATTGTAAACCTTCTTATACTCCACCCCTGCTTGTCCAAAAGTTAAATGTAACTAATATTTTAGGGATAGTTGACCAGAAATTACACTGGAATGTACCTTTATTTATAGGTACTCTTCAAATTGAAGATAAATGGGAGTGGATTACGGAATGGATGCAAGGTTTTTCTAATAAAAATCCAGAAAGAAGAGGTACTAAATCTACTGCTATTACTAGAATGAAAACTTTTTTTGCTAACAATCCGGATGTAAGAAAAGATGATATTATTTCTGCTACAGATTTGTATTTAAGAAACACTGACCCTAGATTTATACATAAGTCTCATAAATTTATTTATGATGGTATAGGTAAAAATCTAAATTCTACTCTTGAGGAGTGGGTAGATAAAGTTAAAGAACACAAAGAAGCTATGGGAGATCTTAAAGATTTTCCTGTAAATGATGTAACTTTTAAAATGCAATAGATGAATTTTATTGAACAGTTTAATGAAGGATTAGCAGGGAACAACATTGGTTTATCCATGGGAGCGGGTCTTAAGCCTTTATCTAATACTTTAGGTGGTGTTCAAAAAAAGAAAAAATATGCTGTTGCAGCTGGTCCTAAAGTAGGTAAAAGCACTTTAACTGATTATGCATTTGTCATTGAACCTTATTTTGATTCTTTACTTAAAGATATTCCTTTTGAAGTAATTTATTTTTCATTTGAAATTGATAGAATTAGTAAAGAATTTGATTTTGCAGCACATTTTTTGTACAGAGATTTTAATTTAGATGTTGCTAATCTTCCAGGAGGAGTAACTTATAAAAACAAGACTACAGTACCTATTAGTGGAGACTATCTTATGGGTCAAGTACAAGATGATTTAGGTAATTCAATTATGGTTTCTTTAGCTATTTACGAGAAATTAATTTTAGTTTATCAAACCAGAATCATACCTTTGTTTGGAGAATACGATGCTAGTGGAATTCAAATTTCTAAAGGTATTATTACTTTTATTGAGAATAAAGAAAATCCAACAGGCATTCGGAATAAGCTTCTTGAACATGCTGCATTAAATGGTCAATTTTTTTGGTCAACAACTGTAGGATCAGGTGGTAAACAATATACTTATAGAGATAGATATAAACCTAATAACAACCAAAAAATTACTTTAGTAGTTATGGATCATGTTAGGAAATTACTTTCTGAAAGTGGTTTTAAAATGAAGGAAACTATTGATAAGTATTCTGAATACACTACTGAAATTAGAAATATGTGCAGTTATTCTTTTGTAGATGTTATACACCTCAACAGAAGTATTACAGATGTAACTAGACTTCAATTTGCTAAAGAAAGACTTTATCCAACTTCAGAAGACATAAAAGATACAGGAAATTTAGCTGAAGAGTGTAACTATGTTTTAACTATGTTTAATCCTAATGATGATAAGTATCATTTATCTAAACATTTTGATAGGATAATAAGAAATCCTAATCAGCAACTACTTTTTCCTTATCTTAGGACAATTCATTTAGTAGAAAGTAGGCATTGTGAATATCCTCAACACTTTGCAGTAAACATGAGAGGTAATTTAAAAACATTTGAACAATTAAATTAAATATTATGGCAAGAATTTTAGTCCTCGCAGGCTCAGGATTTGGTAAAAGTACAAGTATTGGAAATATTCCTGAATTAGGAATTAAAGGATTAGATCCTGCTACCACTTTTATCATATCTGTTACTTCAAAACCTCTTCCTTTTAAAGGTAGTGGTGCTTTATATCCTTCAGTAAGGGTAGACAATGTTGCTTCTTTTCCTAATTTAGTTCCATACAAAAGACTTATTAGTAACAATCCGGATGTTATCGAAAAGACTTTTAATGAACTTATTGGCAGTCCATTTAAAACAATAGTTTTAGATGATATGAATTATATCATGCAAGATTATTATATGGATAATGCTTTAAGGACTGGTTGGGATGCACCTAAAAAAATTGGTTTTGACATGAATAAGATTTTTAAAGCTATTGAAAAGTTTGAAGATCCTACTCAACACGTTATTGTATTAGCTCATGGAGAATCTGTAATGAGCCCTGATGGTAGAACTTACTTTAAGTTAAAAACCACAGGTAAAATGGTTGATGAGTATGTCACTCCGGAAGGAAAATTTGACATTACTCTTGTTGGAATCAGTAGATTTGATTCTGGAGAGAAAAAAGTAATGAAAGAATATATTACTAATGAGAATGAACAGTATTCTTCTCCTAAATCTCCTGTAGGTATGTTTAAAGATATAGCTATTCCTAATGATTTAGGTTTAGTTATTGATAAAGTAAATGAGTATTATGGGAATTAATGTAATTATTGTTTCAGTAAGTACTTTTATTATAGGAGTACTTTTTGGTTTACTCCTAGCTATTTTTAAACCTTTTGCAAAAGAAGAAGAAGAAGAAGAAGAAGAACTTTTTCCTCATATATCTTTTTCAACTTATGAACAAAGAGATAAAGCACAAGATATTCTCAATAGAGAAGATGAAGAAACTCAAGAGTTAGCAAAGCAAGCTAAAAAACTGGGTTTGTAATAAGGGTTTTTAAATAAATATTTATAATAAAATCACAAAATTATGTCAGCACAAGAAAACGCGACTAATGTAGTAACTCCAGTGGAGAATGTTAAGGTGTCAGAAGTATTAGCTTTATTGGCAGAAGGAAAAACTAGAGCAGAAATTGCTGCTCACTATGGTCAATCAGTAGCTTTGATGGCTAGAACAGTTTGGAAACATCCTAAATTGAAAGGTAGAAAAACTATCAAACAAGATTCTGCTCTAATCAATGTTGTTGATGATACAGAAGATGAAGAGCCTGTTGCAGACAATTCAGGAAATGAAATGCAAGAAGAACCAACAGAAAATGTTCAAGAAGAATTAAGTCCAGTTAATACTTCTACTTCTACTTGGGGAGCATAACCAACTGAAAAGTTGTGATAAGGTTTTTATTTTAAGTACTTAAATTAAAATTATAATACTGATGGTTAATCAAAATACACCTCAATTAATGGGGTATGGATATGTATCAGATTCTGATGAATCTTTACAAACTAAATCAGGTGGTGTTTTCGGAGGTAACTTCGGAAACACTAGACTGGTAAGGTTTGCTTACAGTCCAAATACAGCTAAAGTGGGGCAACCTGTACAAGAAGCTATAGAAGTTGTAATTAAAGTTGTAGATAGAGAATACAAAGCTTGGTTATCTCCCATTACCAAAGTTTTTGACGGTAACAATACAGAACTTACCGATAGAACTTCTCCTGAATTTGTTTCAGGTTACAACGCTCTTATTGTTCAACAAGGTGCTGTAGCTTTACATTACCTTAAATCTGTAGGAGTTCAAGAAGATGCAGTTAAGAATTTATTAGCTATGCATCCAGCAACAAGTTTTGCTGATTATGCTGCTAAACTTTGTTCTTTGTTACCTCCTGATTATCCTAATAGACCTATTGACTACTTTTTAGAGTATCAATGGAATTTAGGTAAAAAAGCTGATGGTAGTTTACATGACAGAACTTTTCTTACTGTTCCAGGAAACATGAAAGGTGGTTATTTTACAGTTCCAGCTCAACAAGGTCCTTGGACTGAAAAAAGAGCAGATGATGGTTCTTTGACTTATGTGAATCCACAGGGACAAAAGCATCCTTTTGATAGAAATGCTAATTACATGTCAAGTAAGAAAGCTGTTCAACAAGGTGGAAACGCTCCAACTGCAAATGTTCAACTTGTAAATGCAAGTGCTAGTTTTGCTCCTGCTAACGGTGCAGCAAAAACAACTACTTGGAATGTTCCTCAAGGATAAACTGTAATAACACAACTAAATAACCCTTTTTATTTATGCAAAATTATAACTTTCAAAGTGACAATTTAGATAAAAAGGGTTTTATTGATAAAAAAGGTATTCTTGATTCAGTGTCTCAATTAGATATATTTGAATTAGTTTTTGGATTTATTCCACAGGATTTACAATGGACAACTTCTCCATTTAGAAAAGATACACAACCCGGTTGTTATTTTATTGAACATGTTAGTGGCATTTGGTATTTTGTAGATTTTGGTTCTACTATAAGAACACACAGTGATTGTTTTAATATTGTACAAGATTATTTTCAACTTTCTAACTTTTATCTTACGTTACAATTTATTTATGATAGATTAATAGCAGGTAAAGAAATTGTTTTACAAACTAGAAAGTTAGAAGTTTCTAAAAAGATTGAAAAAATACCTGTTAAAATTCTTATTGAACCTAGACAATTTACTTTAAAAGATGCTCAATTTTGGACTCCTTACGGCATTTCTTCTTCTCAGTTAGTAGAAGATAAGTACTTTGCAATTTCTGTTTTTCACGCTTTAAACACTAAAAAAGGTAACTTTAGTAATCAATGCTATGATATAGCTTATGCAGATACTAATTACCTTGAAGGGAGAAAAAAGTTATATTTTCCACATAGAAAAGGTAAAGATAGGTTTATTACTACTTGTACTAAAGAGGATATAGGTGGTATTTCCACTTTAGCTCCATTTGGTAAACAACTGATTATTACTAAATCTTACAAAGATTGGAGAGTATTGAAAAATCAAGGTAAACATGCAATATACCTACAAAATGAAGGAATGTTTCCTTTGGAAAAATTATTTATTTTAGTAAAGCATTGGAAAGAAGTCATAATTTTTTTTGACAACGATGCAACAGGAATAGAAGCTTCTCTTAAGTTAACTGCACTCTTAAATGTAGAGTATTCCAATAAGGCAAAAGCTCTTTGGTTGCCAGAGATACTATACTCTCAAAAAATTACAGATCCTTCTGATTTGTACAAAGAGCAGGGCAAAGAAATATTAGTTCAATTTTTAAATCAATTTACATGAATCCTATAGATAAAGTCCATAGTTCTTGGCACTCTTTGTTAAGATATTTGAATCAAGAACCTCTTTTATCTTTAAACAATGACATTTTACTTAATTGTCATTATTATCCTGAAGTACAAAATATTTTCAGGGTATTTCAAATGCCTTTAGATCAAATTAAGGTTGTTATAATAGATCAAGAACCTCATTATTCTCCTAATTACGCCACTGGTTTAGCTTTTGCAGTGAGTAAAAATGTAAAAACTACCCCATCATTAGTCAGTATTCAAAAAGAAATACTTAATACTATTGATAATGGTACAGATTACTTAGGAGGAAAACTAGGCAATTGGAAAACACTTGAGCACTGGGAAGAGCAAGGAGTGTTTTTATTGAATACAGCATTAACTGTAGAAGCAGGGATGCAGGGCAGTCATTTAAAACATTGGCAAGAATTTACAAAGCAAGTAGTAAAATACATAGCTATAAATCAGCCTACTATTTGGATGCTTTGGGGAAAATATACTCAAGCTCTTACTACACAAATGATTCCTAAGAGTAAATTTAATGTAATTGGCTATAATAGACAACTTATTGAAAATATTCCTATGAATCCAGAATACAATTACATTCTTAAAGCAGAACATCCTTTAATAGAATATTTCGTTAAAGATGGAGGGTTTTATGGTTGTGATCATTTCTATTTAGCTAATAGAATACTTGAGAAATCAGGTAAAAAATCAATTAATTGGTAAATTTTTAAATTAAAAACATTATGAGTGCAGAGAATCAAGAACAAGTACAAGAAGTAAGAAAAATTACTCTTTATTCCACAAAAACAGGAGTAAAAGATAATTTAATGTCAACTGCAACTACTTACGGACAGTTGAAAAAAGAAATCAAGAACTTAGGTATTGATGCAGACAAATTTAAGGCTACTGAAACAACAAACAAAGTAAGATTTGAAATTGATGAAGCGGTTTTACCTATTTCAGCTTTTTATCTTATTTTAACTCCTATTGACACCAAGTCAGGGGCAGACTATCCTTTAGATAGAAAAGAGTTGTTTGCAGCAATAAAAGAAGCTATTACAGCCCAGCCAGAGTTAAAAAACAAATTGGGGGGTAATGTAACTCAAATGAAAACTCCTGTATTGGAAGCTTTTCATAAAAAACACATTGCCGGTAAAACTTTTGAACCTGCTTTAGCAGACCCTAAAAAAGCCATCAAAGAAACTCCTGCAAAAGAAGTTGCAAAGGTTGAAAAAGTTTCTAAAACTGAGTCAGAAAATATTGCAAAAGCAATACCAAACTCAGAAAAGTCTGTTGTTTACCCTGACCCTGTTGTAAATAAGGATGAAGAAGAAACAGACATGTTAGCCGGAATGGCTAAAAGATTATTTGGAAAGTAAGAGTTATTTTCTAGTTTTAAATTAAAAAGGTAAAGAGATATTAATTTCTTTACCTTTTATTTTTTTTATCAATATGAACAATTTAATGTACAACAATAAGTATTGGGGAACAAGTTGGCAAAACATAGTTTATAATGCTAAACTTATGAATTATGCTAAGACTAAAAAGTTTTTGGCTAAAATGATTGCAAGTGGTAAAATTATTTCTCCTTCAGAAACTCCAATAAAAGAAGATGGAGAATACACACTACTTGGAGAAGAGTATGAAAGACTTCTTTATAAAATGATTGATGCTTATCAAGATAAATTTGGAGATGCTTGGGACCTTCATTATGAACCACAGCATAATTCTTTTTCTGTTTATTTTGTAACTATTAATGATGTAACTATTCACAGATATGAGTCTAAAACTTCACATTTAATTACAGATTTGATAGTAGTTAATAGTATTGATATTACAAGTAATTCAATATTTTTTAATGGAATGAAAGGAGGTAGAGCTAGTGTACTTAAAGAAGAAACTTATCAAGAATATATACACAGTCATTTAAGAAGTTATAAAGCAAATACTAATCCTTTCTACATAGATAACTTTTGTTTAGGTTCAGATTCTGATATTAGTAGAATGTTAGGAGAGTTGTCTTTAGAGTTTGATGAAGAAGTTTTTCAAGCTTATCTATATTGTCAAGATAGTGTTGTAGAATGTGAAAGTGAACAAGGAGGACCTTATAATTACATTAATAGAATTGTAGAACCTACAGTTAAAACCTTTAGTTTATCAGTTAGTCAATACAGAGGTTATGCTAAACATGTATTTGAACAACTAGTAAAAGCTCCTGTAAATGTAGATTATTATTTAGAAGGAAATATGTATAAAATACAGTTTAATTCTATGTTTAAACAATTTGTAAGAGAACAAACATTAGCTATTCTTGATCTTACACACAGTGGAGAGTTGTTTTGTAAATTTGATGGTAATTTTTACTATCCTTATAATGCCCAAAAAAAAATTCAACTAGAAGATCAACATGTTGACAATGTAAATAAAGAAACTCCTTTTACTATTTATAATGGATTAAAAATTCCTTTTAAAGTTAAAAATAGAAATAGAAAAGAAAAAATTATTGCCCCTAATATTAACGAGTACGAATTGTACCCTAATTTTGTAAAATATGTACACACCACCCTTGAACAGCAACTTAAAAGTCAAGCACTTAAAGCAAGTGCAATTAGATACCACAATTCCCGTAATCTTATCTCAACAAATTCTAGATAAAATACATTTTTTATGTAGCAAGATTAATACTGTAGAATGGTCAGGAGTACTTTTTTATAGCATGAGAGGTTCTATTAATAAACCAGAAAAACTTAAACTTCACATTGAAGATATTTTACCTTTAGATAAAGGAACTACTGGATTCACTTCTTATGAATTTGATGAAAGATTCATAGATTATCTTATGGAAGATCCTGAAGTAAGAATGGGTTGGAAAGTAGGTCATGTACACTCTCATCACAATATGAGAACTTTTTTCTCTGGAACAGATGAGCAAGAGCTTATGGACAATTGTCCACAGCATAATTTTTATTTATCTCTAATTGTCAACAATAGGGATGAGTTTGAAGCTAGGGTAGCTATTTACTCTACTGGTAATATGCCTTCTACTGTAGTACTTTTTAAAGCTACTAATGAAAAAGGACAGGAATATATTATTGATAAAATATCTTATGTTGTAAAAGAAGAAGCAATGTATTGGTATGATACTGAAATTAGATTTCCAAAAACTCTTAAAAAAGTGGATGACAAATTTAGTGAAAAAGTAGAAGAGTTATTTAAACCTAAGGTTATTATTCCTGTAGTACCAATTACTCCTGTAAAATCTTACGTTGCACCTTTTATTACTCTTCCAAAAACTCCTTTAACAAAACAGGTAGTAGATAGAATTGCTTTTACTAAAACTTTTAACAAATCCTTTGTTTACCCTGTTAATGCTTTATTTGATATTGAAGAGATATTGACAAATTTTGCAATTCTTTTATTTAAAACAGCCCTTGAAAAAACTGAGGATGTTAAACTTGAAGATTTAGAAGATTTAGAAGATGTTTATATGGCATTGGAAGAAATTGATCCTATAGAAATTGCTCAAACTGTTGGAGATAACTACGCAGAAGTTTATGCAGAATTGTTTGCAGATGAAACTTTAGATGAAGATTTTATAGATTATACTGAACAACTTGTAATATTTCTAGGGGAAACTTTAGTAGGGTATTCAGACATTACTAACCCAACTATTGTTTTATTAAAAGCAATTGTTAGAAAATTTAAAGAAAATGGAACAAAGATTTGATAGATTTAAAGGAGCTCCATGGTTTCCTCAAGGACAAGAGAATATTTTAGTAGGAGGTTGTGGAGGTATTGGTTCTTGGCTTGTTTTCTTTCTTGCTAAAATTGGTTATATACCTATTGTGTACGATTTTGACACAATTGAACCTCATAATTTAGGTGGTCAACTTTTTAGAAGTATTGATGTAGGAACACATAAAGTAAATGCTATGTCATCTATTTGTAGAGATTTTTGTGATATAAACATTACAGGATTTAATGTAAAAGTAGATGAAAATACTCCTACACATCATTTTGTGTTTTCAGCTTTTGACAATATGAAAGCTAGAAAAGATTTGTTTGAAGTTTGGAAAAAAAGTATTCCTGGTTCAATTGTAACTCCTATTTTTATTGATGGTAGACTTGAAATGGAACATCTTCAAATTTTTGTTGTTACTCCGGATAGGATAGCAGACTATGAAGCAAGGTTATTTGATGACAGCCTTATAGAAGATGCTCCTTGTACAATGAAACAAACTTCACACACCGCTGCAATGATAGCTACTCACATGATAGGTTTTTTTACCAATCATATAGCTAACATTTATGAAAGAGATACAATGAGAAATAGTCCTTTTTTCTGGGAATACATTGTACCTATTAGTTTAACTATAGAACAAGATTGATATGAAATTAATTACTCATCATTATAGAGGATCCATAATTGTAGAAGGTGATGAACCTTGTCTTGCTGTTTCTGTAGATTTTGTACCGATTTATGTATTAGGGTATCTTGAGAGAAATAATCTGTACAGTGTTTACAATTTTCCTTATTCAAAAGAGGAAAGCTATTCTAGTATACCTAACACTTCTTCTAGACTTTCTCTTATTTTAACATCTTACGCCACTTTAGTACAGACAGTGACTAACGGATTAAATCTTCTTATAGGTAAAGGTCTTATTATAGATAAAGATTCAGGACAAGTATTAATGTGTCTTACTTTAAAACAAGAAGAATTAAATTATGATTTTCCGTTAAAAGAAATGAGTAAATCAGATTTTTCAAATACAGACAATATAGATTATCATAAGTTTATAATGTTTGTTTCTACAGAACTGGTATCAAATTCTAAATACTCTGTATTTTACAGAAGATTACAAAAAATTTACTTAAACTTTTGCTTTGAAAAAGGTATAGAAATGCGGATAATTTCTGCGTCTATTATCAAAAAGAATACCTTTGCAAACAGTTTTAAAGTAGCATTTAATTCTATTACTCAACTACAAGATCATTTAAACAATGATGTACAGCATATTTTTATGACTAATGAAGAATTGTTTAGAACTCAAGATTATCCTTTATCTTTGGTAGCTCCACCATTACCAGTACATTTAGAAGATAGTTTTGATGAAATTGTAGAAGATAACGTAATGGAAAATGAAGATTCTCATGAAACAGCCCTTTATTGGGATGATTTAGATTGAATATAAAACTCAAAAGGTAAATTAAGGTACTTATTAATAATCCTTAAAAACTCTCTTATGGGTTCAGGTAAAACTAACAAAACTCGAGGGCACAATGGAGAAAGGTACTATGCTAACTTTTTTCGTGCCTTAGGATTTACATTTTGCGAGACGTCACGTCAAGCAAGTAGAAAGCATGACAATGCTAAAATTGATTTAATGTACATTCCGTACAACATTCAGATTAAAACAGGAAAACATTCCACCATGAATCCTGGTAAAGAACTGTTTAGTATGGAAACGTCTATTAATGTGATGTTTCCTCCAGAGAATGAAGTTTTTAAAAAGCCATGTATTCTTATTCATAGAAAAATGGCAGAAGGTTACAGAAGAACTGATCTTGATGATCTAGTTTATATGTCTTTACAGCAATTTAACTTGTTTAATAACAATGGAGCAAAACTTGAATATATCTCTTTAAAAGAGTTTAAATTTGATTTGTTTTCACAGTTTAAAACTATAGTTTGCATTACTGTAGAAAATTTTAAAAATAACATAATCTTAAAAGAACATCCTAATGTTAACAATAGCAACGAAGCAACAGATTCAGGAATATAGAGAGTTGGACTTTCTTAATCAATCAAAATTAAAAAAATTAATTGTAGGTCCACATACTTTTGATGCTGTAGAGGACAGTAATAAACCTCATTTTATAGTAGGTTCAGCAGTAGATTGTTTACTTTTAGGTACACAAGAAGAGTTTAATGAAACTTATTATGTTTCTAAATCAGAAGTTAAACCTACTGAAGCTGTACTAAAAGTTTTAAACATAGTTTATGAAATGGTAGTTGAAGATTACCAAGAGTATTTAACCACTCAACTTAAAACAGAAGCTTTTTATGTAGAAACTGATACTTCTATTGTAATTACTCAAGATTCTATAGAACAAGAAAAAACAAGTACTTTAGTAGAATTTGGTGGTAACTATGCAGAAAGGGAAATTTACATACTTAATGCTTCTGAAATGACAGAATATAACCCTAAATGGGGTGATGCAGCTAAACTTAAAAATTTAGCTACACCAGCAGCTTGTGAATACTTTAAAGATTTACTTTCTTGCTATGGTAGAACTGTTATTGATGCCACCACTTTTGAAAGAATTCAAAGTATTGTACAATCTTTAAAAACACACCACAGAACTCAACATTTCTTTGACAAAGAATCTTTTGAAACTAATGACAGTCTTGAAGTGTTTTATCAATTGCCCCTTGCTTTTAAATATTTAACAGAAGATGGTTTTACAATTAATTGCAAAGCTCTTCTTGACATGGTAGTAGTTGTAAAAGATAGACAAGGAGTTATTCAAGCAGTCACAGGTATTGATCTTAAAACTATGGATGGAAATACTTTGTATTTTCCTTCTTCTGTAAGACAAAGGAGATATGACATTCAAGCTGTATGGTATAACTTAGCTCTTATGCAAGCTTTTAATATTGTTGATCCAGGGGTGTTAAAGCCTTTTATTTTTGTAGTTGAAAGTAGTAATTTTCCTGGTAGTCCTTTGGTTTTTGAATGTACTGAAGAACTCTTAGCAACAGGAAAGTCTGGAAGGCAAGAAGTTTGTTTTGTAGTTTCTGATTTACTTTTTGACGGTGTTAAAAATATACAGTCAAGTGTTCAGCTTCAAAGAGAAGTTTTAGGTGTTGCCCAACTTATGAATTTACATCTTTATTATAATCAAAATGGTTACAGTGAAGATAAAATAATTCAAGAAGCTAAAAGTAAGCCTTTAAAATTAGACTGGGACAAAGTATATAACTAAATCTATCATTATGAAAATTGAGATAGGTAAGAGTTTACCCTATGAAAATAGAACTTTAAAGTACTTATACCCTAGTTTTATTTTATTTGGTTCTACTTTTATTAGTAAATTTAATTTAGTCCACAAGCTTGCTTATGGTATAGATGATAAATTACTAGAAGGTAGTCATTTTGATAGAGTAAGAAAAGTTTGTATACTTATTGATAGAAAAGTAAGACCACATGATTATGACAATTTTATTAGGTGGGTTAAACATCAAGAGTATTATTTAGCAGATTATTCTTCCGATGATACTATTACAGGCAGACAACAAATGTTAGTTCTTGCTTTTCCTATAGAAAACAGTTCTATTTATGATACTTTTAAACTTGGAAAATACAGTAAAATGTATCCTTTTGAAGAAATTGAAAAATACTTTTTTTATGATAATTTTAATGCTAAAGGAGTCCTTATTAAAAGTGTTGCTGCTAAAAAAGATTTTGTAAAATTAATTAATGAAAAGTACAGAACTAATCTTAAAGTAAGTGACATTGAACGAGATGCTGAGTATGATTTAATGTGGGAAAAACAACAAGAAATATTTAATAACTAAAAATGAGGGGAAAGAAACATCCCCTCACTTTTTAATTTTTTTTAATTTATGACAGAACAAGAATTTGATAAAATAATAGAAGAAAGATTGGACAAAGTTCAAGCTACTTTAATTATTAAGGGTAGAGAGTACAGAAGGAACAATGATCCTTTGCACAATTTTAATGTAGCTGCTACTGTAAGTAACACTACTAGAGAAAAAGCACTTTGGGGCTTTGCTGTAAAACATTATGTTTCTTTTCTTGACATTCTCAATGACATGGAAAAAGGTATACTTCCTAAAGAGGAAGTAGTAGATGAGAAAATTGGAGATTTAATTAACTATCTTATATTAGCTGAAGCTAGTATTAAAGATAAAATCAAAAATGCTAATGGGTAACTTGTATTATGTTGTAGAAAAACAACTAGCTTCTGTTGGAGATAACGAAGGAATAGAAGAAACTACAGGTTTGAAAAACATTACTATTTATGATGTTGAAACCCAAGATTTTACTTTGTTTGTTGTAGGAAAATTTGAAACTCTTAATGAAAACAATTCTGAAGATGCTGTACAACTTTGGTTAGAAGCTGAAGGTAATGCACTTAGAGATGCACTTATTTACAAATTAATAAAACTTTAATATTATGGAACAAGCTCAAAAGAATTTTATGGAATCGGGTATTGCTTATGAAAGTATTGCACAAGTTTGTCATGAAGCAAACAAAAACTATTGTAGAACAATTGGAGACTTTTCTCAAGTATCTTGGGAAGATGCTCCAGCTTGGCAAAAAGAAAGTGCCATAAATGGTGTAAAATTTCATTTTTTAAATGATAATACTACTGCGGCTGATAGTCATAACTCTTGGTTAAAAGAAAAGACTGAAAATGGTTGGAAGTATGGAGAAATTAAAAACGAAGAAACAAAAGAGCACCCTTGTTTTACTGCGTATGAAAATTTACCTACTAGTCAACAACGTAAAGATTACATTTTTAAAGGTATTGTAGATGCTTTTAAAAATGCTTATAGTTTTAATGTTATAAAACTTCCTACATTTGGGGAATTAGCAGTAGGTTTTAATTTTAATCCTAGTGGTTCAGATAAAGTAGGAAAAGCTAAGAAATTAATGGCTGATGCTATTGATCTATTAGAAGAAGTTCATGTTAATGAGACAAAAGCAACTGTATCTTGGACTAGAAATGTATTTCGTACAGCTGCATTTAATGCTATTATTGCTGCACAAATGGCACTTGTAAAGTACATTACTTGGAAAGACTAAGTGATTAATTATAACCCTACTTGAAATATAGTAGGGTTTAATACTTTTAATATGAATTTAAAAAGAGAAGTTTGGGAAGGTTGGACAGTAGAAGATTTTATTAGGGATTTAAACATTAGTTTAGAAATAATTATGTCAGGAAAAGGTTGGCAAGCTAAATTTCAAACTAAAGCTGAATTAGCTTTATGGTTAAAAGATAATCAACCTTATTACAAAAAAGACATTCCGGAAGTAATAGAACATTTTTCAATTATATACAAATTAAAATAATGATACAAACAGTAGAAGATTACAATTTATTTAAAGAAGCTTACAATAAAGCTTTAAAAAATAATGTAGAAGAGTTTCTTTATCAAGGACAAGATATTTTAGTAAGTTATGCTAAATATCTTTTAGAGTATTTAGAACCTAAATTTGGTGCAAAAAATTAATTAACAATAAAAACAATTAGATATGATAGTTTGTGTAACGTGTGGAAATGCAGAAATACAAGTTAAAAGATGGGTCAATCCTAATACAGATCAAGTAATGGATGAAGGAAATTTTAATTTACACTATGTAGAGGATAATTGGTGTGTAAATTGTGATGAGCATGTGAATTTAAAAGATGAAGAAGATGATTAGTGAAAAACAACAAGTAGTTTATGACACTTGGACCACTACAGACAGTAATATGGCTATACAAGCTGTTGCCGGGTCAGGTAAGACTACAACTTTAATGGGAATATTAGAAAGATCTGAATACAGAACTTTGTTTTTAGCTTTCAATAAATCTATTCAAGAAGAAATTAGTAATAGAATTGAACAGTCTTGTTATCAACATGCCATGGCTATGACGTTACACTCATTAGGTTTAATGGCAGTTAGAAAACATTACAAGAAAATTCACATAGAAAAAGGTAAAAATTATCAAATTCTTAAAGCTGTGCAAGGGTATAATCCTTCTGTATTTAAAGGACTTTCTTGGGAAGATAAAAGTAAAATTTCTATAACTCTTATGGAAATGAATAATGTAAGTAGAATATACATGACAAATGTTATAGAAGAAATTACTTCTTATATGACTGAAATGGATAAATTCTTCTTTTTACATCCTCAATTAGAAGTTTTATGGGAAAGTTGGTTGTACAGTAGACAGTATTTTGAAGACAAAGGAATTATTGATTTTTCAGATATGATTTATTTGGTAGTCAAACTAAAACTTCCTATTCCTTTACAACCTTATTATTTAATGGTTGATGAAGCTCAAGATTTAAGTTTTGTACAACACAAATTTGTAGATCAATTTATTGAACAAGGGGACATTTTTAAATGGGTAGTTGTTGGAGATAGAAGACAATCTATTTATGGTTTTTCAGGTTCTCATAGTACTTCTTTTGATTTGTTTGAACAAAAAGAAAATGTAGTATCACTACCTTTAGATGTTTGTTACAGATGTCCTCAATTAATTGTAGAACAAGCTAATCTTGTTTATGATGTTATTATAGGACATAAAGAAGAACCTGGAATAGTAGAAATTATCACTGATTTTGAAGATGTAAAAGAAGGTAGTATGATCATTTGTAGAAATTCAGCTCCTTTAATTGATGCTTATTTTCAACTACTTAGTATTGGGCGAAAAGTATTTATTAAGGGAGAAGACATCCTTAATCATTTGGAGAGTTTCCTCAAGCCATATCAATATAAAACTGTAAAATATGCTTTAGCAAAAACTTCAGAAGAATTTTTAACTTTAAAAAAAGCTACAGATTTATCTGATAGAGATAAATTTAAAATGTATAAGCTAGGAGAAAATCTTAAAAATCTTACTCTTTTAGTTAAAAATATATGTACTCCTAATGATAAAGTGGATGAAGTTTTAGGGAAAATTAAGTCTATGTTTAATTCTATATCTGATTCTAACAGTATTATGCTTTGTACTATCCATAAATCAAAAGGGTTAGAAGCAGATATTGTTTATATTTTAGATGAGTTTTTGATTCCTTCTAAGTTTGCTAAGTCTTCTTCTCAACGTGAACAAGAGCAAAATTTAAAATATGTGGCTAGAACAAGAGCTAAAAAAGAAATGTACTATTTAAATATTGGTAAAAAATCTAAAGAAGAAGAATAACATGGAAAAATTAAGAGTACAGTTTTGTGTATTTAAAGGAGAAAATATGATTGTGTGTTGTGAAAGTAGAGAATTAGCTGACATACAATTTAATGCTTTACCAGTTCCAAGAAAACCTTCAGAAATGAGGTCAATATATAAACTAGTAAAAGAAGATGTAATTTTAAAAAAAGACAAGTAATGAAAAAAGATCATAAAAGTAAAACAACTGATGTACTTATATTAGACAAAATAAATAATATCATAAAAGGGTATGAAAAAGAAAAAATAATTGAACCTAACGACATATCAGATGGTCATCATACATTTGGACAATTGTATGATTGTAGATTAGCTTTTAATATAGTTTTATTTAATGAATGGGTTAATCCTAGTTTTGATGTATTAGGTGTTAAACATAATGTTCATAAATCTATTAGACATCATGACGGTGAATTATGTTTTGGTGGAGGTTGGTTTATAGTGGTTGCTGTATTACCTACTGGACAGATTAGTTTCCATTATAAAATGGAAGATTGGGATAAATTTAAAATACCTGAGTTTGATAAAGCTCAATATGAGTTTGATGGACACACAACAGAAGACGTTATTAACAGATTAATACAATTATAAAATGGAAGAAGAATTGCAAGAAGTTAGAGATATGTTATTAGTACTTACTGATAAAGTAAGAAAATTAACTAAGTTAAAAAAAGTGACATTAGCATTTTTGTTAGAACACGATACAAAATCTATTAATTTTATTGTTACCCCTGACAATCAAAGTAGTATTGATTTTAATATTTTTATAGCAAAAGCAAGTATTAATAAAGAACTATAATGAAAAAACACCCTTGTTTAATTAGTGAACAGACTACCTATGTACTGATGAGAGATTATGGAAGTCTTTCATCAGTAGGGTATGTTATTTTATTTATTAGTAAAAATGATACTTTTACTAAGGTAGATACAAGACTTAAAGGAGATGAGAAAATGTGTATTGCAACATTTGTCAAACTCTACAGTCATGGTTGTCTAAAAGGTTTGGAACAAAAAACATTAAAAGAAATCTTAATTTAAAAACAAATAACATGGCAAAAATAGATCAACAATATGCTCTTTTAGCTAGAGGTATTATGAATCAAGGGTACAGATACAAAACTGATAATAGACCTCAAGATTGCATTCAAATTTCTTCAGTAAATTTAGAGATAGATTTAGAAGAATTTCCTTTAATTACTACTAAAAAGATGTTTACTAAAGGTATCGTAGAAGAACTTCTTTGGTTTTTAAGAGGAGATACTAATGTAAAATCTCTTAATGAAAAAGGTGTTCACATTTGGGACCAAGATGCAGAAAATTTTGGTAAAGATGGAGATGTAGGTAGAAACTATGGAGCTCAATGGAGAGATTGGACAGGAGTTAAAATGTTTAATACAGGTGGAGAGGATTATTTAGCAACTTATGGAATAGATCAAATTGAAAATCTTATTATTGATTTAAGAAAACTTAATCCTATTAATAGGAGAAATTTAGTTACTGCGTGGAATCCGGCTCAATTAAATCAAACTGCATTACCTCCTTGTCATTGGGCATGGGAAGTTATTCCAAGACCTATGACTTACACAATGAGAATTGATAAAAGTGGTAAAGATTTAGTGTATCTTCATGGACTTTGGCAAAGTATGGTAGGAACAAATAAAGAAGCAAGTGCTGAAGCTAAACTTTTATTAGATGAAGAGCTTAAAGAAGTTCCTTTTTATGGTTTTGTACTTAAATGGCATCAAAGAAGCGTTGATACATTTTTAGGTTTGCCATTTAATATAGCTTCTTATGGAGTATTGTCTGCTATGATAGGTACTTTTACTAATGTAGTACCTTTAAGTCTTATTGGAGATTTGTCTAATGTTCATTTTTATGAACCACATGTTGAATTAGTAAAACAACAATTAAAAAATAACCCAGCACTTCACAAAGGGTGTCAACTTAAATTTTCTGAGGGTTACTATATAGGAGTTGAATTATATTTAAAAAATGAAATTTCTTTTACAGAGTTTATTAAAGGACTAACACATGAGGATTTTATCTTTGAAGGATATACATCTTTTGAATCAATTAAAGGAGATATGTATGCTCCAATTAAATAACTATGAAAAATAAAATAGTAATATTGGACTTCTCTACAGGGGAAGTCCATATTTTTCCTTATGATGAAACCATTTGGGAAAGTGAAGAACATTTTTTAAAAGAACATTGTTCAGAAAATGGACAAACTTTTAAAGAAAATCAATGTCAATGGATGGTAGTTGATATGGAAGTAACAGAAGAAAGATTACCACTTTATATACATTAATTATTATGGGACAGACAATTTACAAAAAAGATAGTTCAGGTAAAATAAGATTTTTAACTATTACAACAGAAGAAAATTTTATTGTGCAAAGATCAGGAGTTATAGGCACAGACAATCCTTTAGAAAATAAGAGTGCTTGTGAACCTAAAAATATTGGTAAATCTAATGAAACAACAGGAGTAGAACAAGCTCAAAAAGAAGCTCAATCTAAAATACTTGAAAAATTACGACAAGGTTATTTTGAAAATCAAATAGCTGCTGAACATTTAGGAGGAAATAGTTTTTTACTTCCTATGCTAGCTAAAGATTTTAAAAAAGAAGAAAAGAAAGTTACTTATCCTTGTTATGCTCAACCTAAGTTAGATGGTATGAGAAGTCTTGGAGATAAAAGTTCTTTTATGTCTAGAACAGGTAAAAATGTAGACACAGTTACTCACATTAATTTTGATTATATTGATGAAATTCTTGATGGAGAGCTCTATGCTCATGGAAAAACTTTTCAAGAAGTAATGAGAATGGTAAAAAAGAAGTCTGAAAAAACTCTTGATATTAAGTATCATGTATATGATGTTGTAATGGATTTACCTTTTAACGAAAGAAGAAATTGGATAATGATTAATCTTCAAAACATCCCTGGTTTAGAAATAGTTGAAACTTTTTTCATTGAAAGTAAAGCTGAACTTGCCCATTACCATTCTCTTAATTTAGCAAGAGGTTATGAAGGTACTATGGTAAGACATTCTGAAGAAAGTTATCAAGTAAACAAAAGAAGTGGACAACTACTTAAATACAAAGATTTCTTAGATGATGTTTATGAAATAATTGATATTGTTCCTTCAGAAAGTAGACCAGAACAAGGTATTGTACATTGTAAAGGTGTAGATAACACAGGACAAGAAATTACTTTTGGTTGTGGAATGAAATTTTCACATGAAGAGAGGTCTTTAATGTTAAAAAACAAAGGAGAGTACATTGGAGAAATGGCTGAAATTAGGTTTTTTGAATTTAGTGAAACAGGAGTGCCAAGATTTCCTGTATGTTATGGTGTAAGATTAGACAAATAATTAATTAATAAAAACAAAATGAATAAAATTGAAACATTAACTCAATACATGGAGTTAGCAAGTAGAACTTTTAATGATTTAGGGACTCAAGAACTCAACATTTTTCACATGCAAGCTGGAATTATTACTGAAATAGGAGAAGCTATTGACCCTATTAAAAAACATATTGCTTATGGAAAACCACTAGACATGGTTAACGTAGGAGAAGAAATTGCAGATATTTGTTGGTATATTATTAACAGAGCAAGAATTGTTTTACCTCTTAAACTTATTAATGAAATTTTTATTTCTGAGGCACATCTTGAAACTTTAGAAAGTTGGAGAGAAGAATTTAGTAAAGATTTTGTGGGAAAAACAGAACATCAAAAATTAATTCTTGCTGTTGAATTACTTTATTTTTCTTCTCCAATAATTTCTTTTCAAACTTCTGACATAGAAGAATCAATAGGTTTATCTAGTATTGTTATGCTACAAGGGGTGTGTGAAAATTTAGATTTAGATTTTTGGCAAATTCTTACTAACAACATTGCAAAATTAAAGGTAAGATTTCCAGAAAAATTCAATAATGATGCAGCTAACAACAGAGATTTAGATTCTGAAAGAAAGGAGTTAGAAAAAGATGGAAGTAACTTATAGAATTATTCCAGACAGAAATCTTCTCATGGGGAGTTACAATCACATGCAAAGGGTTTGTGATAATCCTGAACAATTAGTTCAAATACTTTGTTCTATAATAGTAGATACACATCAAAAAGATAAAAGTATTATAATGATTAGATTTGGAAAAACTAATCAAAGTGGTTGGATGTCAGTAGAAGAATATAGAAGTATAATACCTATTGTAAAAAAACCTGTGAAACCTTTTAAATACAAAGTACAAAATGAACATTTTGGTAGAGCAGATCAATTAATTGAAATTGCTACATTAGAAAAAGCTTCAGTTTGTACTATTATTAAAGATGGGGAAGCTACAATTTTTCCTAGTATTTATGATGCTACTAAATATGTTTTTACTAAAAACAATGCTATAGAAAGATTTTATTGTAATGAAGAACAATTAGAATTTATTTATAGTTATTTTGCTGATTATTACGATATTAGTAGTAACTTTGATGTTGAAACATCTAAAAGAAAAGAACATGAAAACACAAAATAGTAATAGAAATTTAACAATAGCCGGGATAATTATCCTGGCTTTAGTTGTACTCTTATCAGTAAGAGAATGCCAATTTTCAAGGGATTTTTCTACGGAGAGTAATATACAGCTTGCACTTAAAGATAGTCTTAAAATTATTAGAAATTCTCAAGGACAGTCTGTAGGTAAAACTACAGTAATTGAAGTTGATAATTCTGAACAATTATTATCTTTAGCCAGTAAAGACAAAACTATTTTAAAACTTCAAACATTAGTTGCTAAGTACAAAAAAGAACTCAAAAAACCAGGTAATGTAGCAATAGTAGCAACCACTGAAGCAGTGGTAGATATTAGTGTTTCTAAATCTATTCAAATTATTGATGATAAAGGTAATATAAGCTATGAGCCTGTACCTTTTAATCTTAAAGATTGGGTATGGGGTACTGTTACAACTAAAAAAGATTCTGTTAACATTAGTCTTAAATACAAAGAAGAAATAAATTTTGTACTAGGACAAGAAAAAACAGGTTTTTTAGGATTAGGAAAAACTAAAACTTTTGCTGAAATTACTTTTAAAAATCCTTATAATGAAGTTAAAGATATGAAAGTCTATCAAGTAAAAGAAAAATCTAAAAACTATTGGCATATTGGTCCTAACATAAGTTATGGAATTAGTTCTCAAGGAAAAAGAGATATTTTTGCTGGCATAGGTATTATGTGGACACCTATTAATTTTTAAAACTTATAAAACAATTAAAAATATGGACAAAAAAGAAAAAAATTTAAGAAAAGAATTTTTAATAGACATTCAAAAAGAAGCATTTCTTTGTGAAGTTTTAGCACAAAAACTTTTAAAAGAGGGAATAAATGCAAGTAATACTGTAATTGTTACAGTGTCTACTGACTATTCCAGTGTAATAGGACAGTTTTTAAGACATGCTTTGTCTTATGGTGGGGAAATATGTGATGGCTTTGGTATTGATGTTCCTTACCCTGATGAAACGTGGACAAAACAATATGTTATAGATCTTCATTCGGCACTAGAAGCAAATAAAAGACTTTTTACAAACGGAGAAACTTTACTACTTGTGGAAGCCGGAGTTATTCGTGGAGGAAATTATAAATTTGTAACTGATTTTTTAGATAAAAATATCGCTAACGAATACAAAACCTCTTCTATGTTTGAAAACGTTGGCAGTGCTTTTAAAAGTGATTTTGTTGCAGCATACTACGACAATGAAATCCAGGATCTTACTTTCTGGTGGGAGAAAAAAAATAATCATTGGTTGGTAAACAAGCCAAATAATTTAGAAAGTGATGGATTTTCTTTTGAAACTGGAGTTTAATTATTAATAACAAAACAACATGAAAATTACAAAAGACCAAGCTGAAAAATTGCTTAAAACATTGCCTGAATTTGCTGAACAAATTTATTTAGACTATCCTGAATTGAATCCGTCAAAAATTGTAGGTAGTTGGGAAGACTTAGATAAAATTTCTGGTTATTTTATTGATGACAATTCAGAAATACATGAATCCGTCCAGAGTGACAATTGCAAAGAAAACAAAGATATATTTAAAACCGAAAAACAAGCGGAATCTTCACTTGCATACTCTCAATTAACGCAATTAATGGCTGATTGTGGCGATTGTGATGTACATTGGTATAGTTTTGATACAAAATATTGCATACAAAGAAGTAATAATTTGTTAGAAGTAACAAGACTTTGCAAAACTTTTGATTTTTTAGCTTTTAAAACTCCAGAAATTGCATTAGAATTTATAAAAAAACACGAAGGATTAATTAAACAATTTTATCAATTGTAACTATTAAAACATAGAAATATGATACAAGAAAAAAAACCTTATACAACTCTTATTGAGTTAAAACTAACAAATTGGTATCAAGAAAGATCTGATAAAATAAAAGAAGCAATTGAAGAAACTCCTCCAGGCTATTATTATTACTCTGAAAACAATGAAGAGTACAGATGCATAGGATGGTCAGACCCTAAAGGAAAAGAAACAGAAACTTATGTACTTTTACAAAGAGAAATTTCAGGAGGTACAGAAACTCTTAGAATACTTCCTATATTTGTAATGAAAGAGTACATTGAAGAGTATGGTAAACATATTACTGAAGATGTAAGTAATTTTAATAATACTTTAGATAGTTTAGATAGTTTAAATTTTGACACCTCTGCTTATTATGTAAGACGTGAAGGTTTGCAAGCTGTAACAGAAAATGAATCTGAAATTCCTCTTGAACAATTATCTACTGAAGTTTGGGTAAGTAGAACTGAACAAAATGGATCTTCTTTTTATCTTATAGATTCAAATGCAAATCGAATAATTTTTTCAGATGTTCCTGATGCTATTATTTTTCTTAGAGACTTAGGAGAAGAAGGTACTAATGGAGCAATTTATCACAGATTTAATTTTGAAAGAGTTTATAATTAAAAAGTACTAGGTATGTCAGAAGAAGAACTATTGTCAGAAATAGACAATCACATTGAATTTTTAGAAACAACACAAAGAGACAGTGTAGAATGCATCTCAATAGAAAATCTATTGAGTATTTTAAAAAGAATTAAAATTATATATTAAATTATGAAAAAATTATTATTATTGCTATTGTTAGTACCTATGGTACTTTTAGCACAAGAAGAAACTAAAGTGTATAAATACACAAATGGTGTTAAGGATAGAAATCCTTCTAAAGTAGTTGTTAAAACAGAGACTAAAACTGAAGTTTACTCCACAACTAATGGAGTTAAAGCTAGAAATCCTTCTGTTATTATTGACAATAAAGGGGATGTTTACAAAGTGACTAATGGAGTAAAAGCTAGAAATCCTTCAGCTAAAGTGGAAGTAAAATCTGTTTTACCACAACCTGCTAAAAACTAAATAAAGTATTTATAAAACAAAAGTGAGGTATAAAAACCTCACTTTTTTCTTTTTTTTCTATAATGTGTATGTTATTCTATGAGTTGTTGATCTTCATCATACATAAGTCTAATTTTACGAGGATAAGTAGCATTTACTTCTTCATTTATTCTTTTTGTAATTTCTTCTTCTAAAGTTTTTTTAGTGTAAGTATCTTCTATTTCATTCATTTCATACTCTTCATTCCAATATAAAGTAAGTTCAGCTCTTAATACAGCTCTTTCTCCATCAATAATTTTTAAATCTCTTTTATAGTCTGTTGTATAAGCATTATCTAAAAATTCATTAGGATTCCAATCTTTTTTTTCATACTTACTAAAACCTGCACTATCAAAATTTCCATCTGTAAATTCATTTATAATTCCTGGAACTACAAACTTTTTAAGGGCATTGCCAGTTTTAGATTCTCCTATGTTATCTCCTGATGTAATTACATCTGAACCTTGATATACATTATATAGTCCAACTGTTAAATCTGCTACTTTAGTAAAAAAACTATCTATACCCGCCGGTGTTGCAGATTTATATAAAGCTTCAGCATTAGTAAAAGTACTACCTTCTTGAATTAATCTAGTAATCATATTTTCAAGTAAAATCCATTTACTATCTTTATCTTCTTGAGTATAATAAGCAGGATTAGGAGTTTTTCCGTCTAAAGTTTTAGGTTCTTCTTCTTCATCATCTCCTTTCATATTTTTAATAATAACTTTTACAAGTAACATCCAAAGTAATGCTACCAACTCATTAACAATAAAATTAAGATTTTGTCTGTCGGCTTCTGTTACATTAAGTTCTTTAAAAGTGTGAGCTTTAATTAAATTCTTACCAGATAAAGTATTTACAGGAAGTCCTATCATTTTATTTACAATAGCTTTTCCCATTCCATAAAGTTGTTTTAACATTTCTAAGTTTTGTCCATTTACTCTGTTTTTCTTTCTGTTTTTTAGAACACTGTAAATTGCAAGTCCTCCAACAGTAGTTCCAGCTAAAGGAAGTCCTAATGTTGTAAGTGCTCCTACACCTAAAACTAAAGACAAACCAAAAGTAGCTGCAACATTAGTTTTTACGTTACTAAGTCCTCCTGCATAAGCCCCATCAAAATCTTTAATTCCAAGTGTTACACTAGTTTGATTTTTAGCAAATCTTAAAAACATTTGGCTAGACATCCAGGTTTTAAACATCATAAAAGTTTTACCTAATGTATAACTTTTAATTTCTGTGTTACCTGTTTTTGTATAATCTCCATTTAAAAGTGCAATAGTTTCAGTGATTTTACCTTTTACTTGTGCATATTTTTCATTACTAAAACTTTCCCAAGTAGCAATGTTTTCTGGTGTTCTAAAAGCATCTTTAAGAACTAATTTACCATCTTTAATAGTATGAGCAGGAAAAGATTGAGAATTTCCATCAAATATAGGTACTACAATAGGATTACCTGCACTATCAACTTCAGTACTTATAATTCTTTGGTCCATTAAAATAGAAAGTGCTTGTGGAACTTGATTATGCCATTCTACATACTCAGTAAGATAAAAAGGATTTAATTTTCTAGTCCAACCTGTAACTCCAGATTCTCTTCTTGCTCTATCTAATTCATTAGTATTGTCTTGAATAAACCCCATTTTTTCAGTAAGTAGTTTTACTTTTCTGATTTCTTGTTTTTGTTTATTAAAACCTAATTTACCCATAAATTTCCTATTAATGAAAGCATTTGCAGCATAAAAGTTTCCTGGTGTCCAATACCTTCCTGTATCATTTATCATTCCTTGATGCCAACCTTGATACCTATTAAAAAATTGAGAAGGTATATTATAAGCTAACCCTACAAATACTCCTAATCTATTAATTACTGCATTGTAAATAGCAGCTCCTGTGTAAACTCTACCTAAATTATCTAATTCGTGTTCTACATCTGCTATTTCTTTTTCTATAGCTATTTCAGCATCTTTAGAAGTAGCTACAGCAAGGTCATTTTTTAATTTTTTAAGATAAGCTTCGGTAGCTTTTTCATATTCTTTTTGCTTTTCATTAAGATTTTTACCAAATTTTACCCAATATTCACTATCCTCAACACCTTTAACATTCTTATTAATCCAATTTTGAGTTCTTTCTTGTCCCCTTACTCTTTTGTCTTGAATACCACTATATCTTTGTTTTTTACGTATTCTAGCTGCTAAATCTAAAGTATCTTCAAGTAAACCTTTTTTACTATTTTTATCTAATTGAATATTGTCATATATATCTTTATATATGTTGATTTTAGGTAAAGAAGCTTTTTGTGCTTTATATTCACTTACAACATCAAGATAAGATTTCATCATTACCGGTAAGTTAAATGTTTGCTCTTCCATTATTTGATTAGTAAAAAACTCTTTTACAATACTAGATAAATTAGCTTTTTTACCATACGTTGTAATTAATTCTGCTTGATTTAATCCTGTTAACTGCTCCATTAAATCTCTTTGATCTAAGGTCATCTTACTTAAATCTGTCAAACTTTTTTCCCCTAAAGGTTTTCCTGTCCTTACTTCAAATATTCTGTCAAAAGTTTTAAATCGCATTTTTACTTCTTCTTGAACAGTTTCAATACCTGCTTTATTTACTTCTGTGACATCATTAGCTCTTTTATTTGAAACATTAGCTGACATCATATTTTTTAAAGATTGACCAGTTTCACTTAATAAATGAACACTTTTATTCATTACACCTAATTGTCTATCAAAAAGTATATCTGTCATTGATTTACTCATCTTAAGTAATGAAGTATGAGATAAATTAGTGTTAGAATCAGTTAAAGCACTATTCATGTATTCTGTAGCTTCAGCCATAATTTCCCAAAATTCTAAAAGAGTGGGATCATTTTGAATTTCATCAAAACCTTTATCAAAATATCCTGAATCTTCTTGATAAAAAGTGCCAGTGTTCATATCAAAACTACTCACTTCTTTTTTAGGAGTGTAAGTATTATATTTTAAATGTGATTGGTATTGATTTCCAGAAGTTCCCCAAACGTGATCTATTCTGCCTTCTTGTCCATTTAAATGAGACTCAATAAATTCAAAAGGATTATTTCTTTTTTGAAATATTTCAAAATGCATTTTAATTCCAGGTTCTAAATCTGCATAGTTTCTAACTCCATTAATATCTAATAAATGTTGTTTCTCATTGACGACAGCTACCATAAAATCTTCAAGAGCTTCTTTTTGAGATATTACCATTTTATTGTAAGCATATTCTCCTATACTATCAATAAGTTGTTGTTTATATAAATCAGCTTCAGCAGGGTTAAAATATTTATTTAATATTTGAAAATCTGGATTGTTAATAATTTCTGGTAATTTCCCAAGTTGAACAAAATCCACTTTATCATTCAAAGAGTTGTATTTGTTTATTAAAGCATCATTTAAAGCTTTTTGCATATCTCTAACATCAGGTAATGCCCAAGCAGCTTGCATAGCTTCTTTGTTATTTCTGACAATATTTGAAATATCTTTATACCATTGAGTAGAAAATTTACTAATTAAGTTTCCTGTTTTATTTCCTCTTCCTGTTTTTTGATAAAACATATCATAGGTTACTTCAGAAAAAAGTTTATTAACAAGACCATAAGTAATTCCTTTACCTTTTTCAATAAGTTTACTTTTTACTTTATCTTGAATTTCAGTAATTTTTTGACTAATAGTTGCAGCTTGTGGCTTAATAATATTTCTAGATCTTTCTAATTCAATTCTAATAAGTTCAGCTAAAATACTATCATCTCCTCCAAATTCTTTATCTACAGTTGCAAATAATTTAGAGAAAGTTCCAATATCAGAAGTGTCTTTTAAAATAATAGCTCTAATTTCTTCAGCTTGCATATTTGGAAACAAACTTTTAAGGTTTTCAGAAGCTTCAATTGCTTGAACAAGGTAATTTAATTTAGCATTATATATTGCTGTTCTTTTATCATCTAAATCTAATTTAAGTTTGTTAAGCACGTCAAGAACATCAGGTTCAATTGTAGAAGAATCTCCGGGAACTACAAATAAATTATCTTTATTGCTTTTACTATAATCAGATATAAGTTCAAAATAATTTACCATACCTTCTGCATAATGAATATTTTCTAAAGAAGGAGTGGGACTTGACAATAATTTGTCTATAAAAGCTAAGTCTGAATTAAAAGCAGACATAGTTCTTGCCAAGATATTAGTAGAGTTTAATAGCTCATTAGTTTCTATTTCAAGATTTTCTTTAAGCTTGTTTAAAGCTGCTATTTCTTTTTTAATAACTAATGAGTTATCATACTTTCTACCAGAAGTAAGATTACCTATGCGATTTATTACATTTTTAAGTAAATTTTCTTTGTGTTCAATATAATCTGCATAGTTAGTAGTATTAAAATAACTGGTTGGTCCAGTACTAGCAAAAGCCATAGGTAAAAAATTTTGTTTTTTACGATCCATTGCTTTACTTCTTTCTTCTACAGAAGGGTAAATTTCTCCTTCAAACTCATATTCATTAGTAATGCTTTCAAAAGTAGGCTTAATTTTAAGTCTTTCTTTTTCATTCATATCTCTAACTAACTTACCTGCTGGATGTATAATTACAGTAACACCATCAGAATGTTGTTTAACAGTAGCTACAGTTCCATAAGTTTTTGCAAGATACTCTTTGTTTAACTTAGTGGCTACCTCTTTCATTTTATACCAGAGATTTCCAGTACTAGGGTGTATAGAATCAAAAGGTACAAAAACATCTAATGATCTTTCTCTACTTTGTCTACCATACTTAATTTCTTTACCGTTAAGGCTAAGACCATCTTCTAAGATAGCCTTAACCTTATTTCCTACCTCATCTTTCAAGGTTTTAAATGTTACTTCACATCCCATATTAATTGCAATTTTTAGGTTCTGGTAATTTATTATTTGTAGGTTCTAATTGATAAAATGTACTATTTTCAAAAGCAATAAAAGATTTAGGATTTCTTACTACATAATCTTCTTGATCTTTATCTCTACTAAAAAAATACGGGTTACTTCTTCCTCCTAAAGACATTTTTCCTTCATAAACTAAAGATGCTGGTATAAATTTACCTTCATAATTAAAATCTAATTGACTTGCATTATCTTTATAGACAAAGAAATCAACAGATACTACTAAATCTTGAGTTCTTTGTACAACGTTTCCTTGGTTATCAAGTACATCATACTTTGTAATCCAACCATTGCTAAAGTCATCTTTTCTTTCTTTTACATTTATAGTATATCCTTCTTTTGGTATTACATAAGCAAATGTAGAATAATCTTTTTTGTGCCATCCGTAGTGTGCAGGAACTGCATTTTCAGGTATTTTAGATAGTACTTCATTTTCGTATGTTTTAAAGCTATTTACTTTAAAATCTAAATCATGCACTCCTTGTCCTTCAGGTCTTCTTATGTTTTCAGTTCCTGCAATTGCTAATGAACCTGTCATTTTAATATTAGGAGAAGAAAAAGTATTAATTATATTTTGTGCTAAAGGGTTGTTTTTTAATTCTTTTTCTACGTTTACGTTAGAATTATTATTTGTTACTTTATTTATATAATCTTTATTTCCTGACAATACATTAATTGCAATTTTATCTGCTATTGATTGATTGTATTGATATATGCCACTAAAAGTTAAATTTTCTAAAATAGATTTAATAAATTCTTTAATTCCTTGTAATGCTTTTTCTAATTTTGTTTTATCTATCCCATTAGTTTTATAATTAGAAACTAAAGATTTAGCTATTAGTTTACCAATAGCTTCTATTTTTACTTTTTCTTTATCTTTATAAATAGGTAAATATTCTTGTTCAATGTCAGAATATTCATTCCAATTTTCTATGTTTTCTAACAGTTCTTTTATATCAGCATTTTTTTCTCCCATAAGCATCACAAGCATGTGTGCAGCTTCTTCTGGAAGAGTTTCTTCATTTCTATTTTTAGCATACCAAATTAATTTATTTAATGTATCTGTTGCTCCTAAAGCATTTACACCAAGTTTAGATTTTAAATCTTCAAATTCTTTTGACTTAACATTAAATTGTTTTAAAAATTTTAATAAATAGTTATCTAATTCTTTTATAGCTGTTTGTACATTATTTTGAGTATCTAATTGATAATTTAAGTTATCCTCACTTTGGTAAGCAGGCATATAAGCTCTTCCACCTTCATTACTTAAATTTTGAGAAGGATCTCCTCCCATAGAATCTAAATAAGCTTGTTCCATAGCCATTTTATCTAATATTTCTTGTTCAAAAGCAGAATCTTCTCTGATTGTAAATTCATCAAAGATAGGCTTTTTAGACTTGTTAATTTCAGATTCTTCTGTAATAAAATTCAATATTTCATTAAGTGCTGCTCCGGCAAGATTGTCAGATTTTAAATCAGGATTTAATGAAGCAAGTATTTTTTTAATAGCTTCTACAAATTTCTCATAAATATTGTAATTAGCATCATATTTAACTTTAGACATTTCAGTTTTAAATACATCAGAGTCCATAGCTACACTCATAAATTCAAAAATATTTGTTGCTCCATAACCTAAATCAATTTCTCTTTGAGTAAATTGAACAGGTAGTTTAGCTTTCAATAAAGCTAATTTTTCTGTAATATCTTTAAGTTCAGTTTCAGTAAAAGTTCTTCTAAAAGCTGTCCATACATTGTGTAAAGCTATTACATGAGCAGGTGCTCCAGACTGTAGTGTAGTGCCAGTTTGATCATAGTATTTAAGCAATTCTCTATAGCTAATAGCGTGTACTACTTCATGTATAAAAGTTCTAGAAGTACTTTCATTACCTCTAGGTAAAGCATTTCTAGTGTCAATTACTATCGCATTTCTTTCTTGGTCATATACTCCCGCTGCTCCTTCCCCTCCAAAAATACTTCTAGTATCTTCAAATAATAGTGTAGTATTATCATCTATCATAGGTAAAATAGCTTCAGCTACTAAATTTAAGTGTTTGTATTTAGGGAAATTACCTGTTATTACTTTTTGTAAAGCTTCTTTTACACTATCTCCTTCTGCAATATTTATAGTAGGTTGCATCGTAATAGGTATAATAACTCCAGTAGGATTTACTCCTGATGTAGGTTCTACTTTTGCCCTTAGTATAGATTGAGCATCATCATTACCCATTTCATACTCATTCATTCCTGTAACTCCAAGTACACTAATTTCTTTATATTGAGAAGCACCAACATGTTGATACAATCTATATTTATCTTGTTTAAGTTTACCTTTACCTCTAATTGTAATGAATTTAGGAGACTCTTCAGCATTAAGAATAAAGCTTTTTCTGTCTGAATTTTCAAATGCAAATTTAGCTAGTATTTCTTTAGGAGGGTATTGAGTAGCTCTTTCCGGATGGTGTTGCATGAATTGTTTAGCAAAAATGTGAGTTCTACTATCTCCTTTAACTAAATTATTTAATCCAAATACTCCAGCAAAAGCATTAGAATTTCTTTTAGGATTCATTCTTTGTAAAACTTCATTAGCCGGTACAAATCTTCCATTATCAAATATACCTACTTCTGATAAATATTCAACAGGTACATATTTAATAAATTGAACAGCTTCTTGTACTCCACCTTCTGTATAAGCATAAGTAATAAGTTCTTGAGCTAATAATCTACTAGTCATAGGTGTACCATTCCAATCAGGAAGTTGAGTATCTTCAATAATCATTTCTGCAAGAGAATTGTAAAGATATTGTTCATCAAAGTTATCACTAATTCCATTGTTGAATTTAATCAAAGAAGGTTGACCATCAGTGTTTACTTCATAAGTAAATTTACTTAATAATCTATTGTCTTTAATTGTTTCATTAGATTGAATACTATTCATGTAGTTTGCTAAAGAAGTTTTATTAGGTCTATCCATAAATAATCTTTCTCTCTCAACTCCAGCTCTTTCATTAAATACTCCAAACTTTCTCCAAGAGTAAATGTATTTTTTAGCTTCTTGTACAATTTCTTGTTTAAGTTCAATGTTTCTAAAATCACTAATACTTTCTTTACTAGAAATTGCTAAAATTTCTCTGATAATTTCTTTAAAATTATTATCATTAAAAGGAAAGTAATCCCCCCAAAGTTTTTGTCCAGTGGTTAAACCTTGTACTACAATTTGACCTTGAGGAGTTTTTGCTTTAACATAGTAATCTCCAATTAGAGTATATCCATCAGGTTTTCCATCTACAGCATCTTCAATAGGCATAAAATCTCCTATAAGATCTGTAACATTAGCTATAAGTTTGTTACTAGGAAAATTTTCTAATCTTTCATAAGTATGATTAGCTTCAATAATAGATTTACCAAGATTATTGGTATTTAATAAAGACTGAACTGCTGTTATGTTTTTAGCATATTGGTCAAGCTCTAAAAATTTAGCTAATGCTGCAAGTTGAACTGCACCATTTTCTCCATTATATTTAATACCATTTTCTAAAGATTGTCCTGTTAATAATGATTCTAAATTTACTATGTTATTTTCTTTATCTTTAAAGTTGTAAAAATCTGCACCTATTTCAACTGTATATTCTCCATTAGTAAATTGTTTTACTAAATCTACAATAATAGTTTTTTCTAAATTAGCTTGGTAAGTTGCAGTAATACCCTTACCTTCTTCCATCTTTTTAACGTACTGTTTAAGAATAGGTTGTGAAAGTAAAGTATAAGATACAGAGTTTCCACTTTCATCTTTATCAAATCCTAAAATCGCGAGTAATGAATCTACTCCAATAGTAAGTTTATTGATATTTACTCTACCAAGAATTTGAGCTTTTTCATTATCTGTTGCAGTATTTTGTCTTTCAGCTAAAACTTCAGCTATAGTTCTACCACTATCTAAAGTAAACTCTAATCCCAATTCTCCTGTGGATTTACGATTACCTATAGTTATTTCTTTATTTTTAAATTCTTTACCTACTTTTTCTCTTAAATTAAGTTTATTATCAGTTTGTTGAGTAAGAGCATGAAAAGTTACATAGTTAGAATAAATACCAATAGCAGTTTTACCTGCTGCTCCAAGAGCCATCTTACCTTTTTGATACTCATCAGATAATATAGTAAAAGAGTTGTTAGCCGTGTTTGATTCAGCTTCTGCTTCTGCTAAAGACATTCCTTTAATAACTAATTCTTTAGCTATAGCATCTTTTCTACCTTCTTCATTTAAACCTTCAATAAAATCAGCCTGATTTTCAGCAAAAGACATAGAAAGAACTTTGTTAATCTTTTTTTGTACTTTAGGATTTGCATTGTTGTACACAGCTAAGTGAGCTTTAATGAAATTGTTTTCCATTAGTTTTTCATCATACATAGCTTCAATTTTGTCAATTTTACTTTGTATACTAGCTCCTTGATCTTGAAGATCTGAAATTGTTTTTTCATCAAGTTGACTTCCAAGTAACATATAAAAATCTTCTAAAGAAGGTAAACCAAATTCAGAATTAATTGCTGCATCTTCTTTTTCTAATAAATTTCTAAGACTTTTTAGGGCATTATCTTTATCTTTTTCTGTAAGAACAGTCATTTTACCTGTTTCTTTATCTACTACATAGTTAAGTTGATAAGCTGTTTCTTTATCTACATCATAATCAATACCTTTTTGTTTAGTAAAGTTTTTAGGTACAATCATTAAATCCCCTACTTCTGGAGGTAAAAACCCTGCTATTTCAATAGTAGAACCAGATACATGAGAAGAAGTTGGAGTTCTAAAAGAAAATTGATTTAAAAGTTCAGGAGCAATCATACCCTCTTTAAGACCTAAAGAACCATTTTCATTTCTTTTTAAATACTTAGCTTTAGATACATCTCCTGTAGTTGCATTAAAACCTTCAAATAAATCTATAAGTTCTGTATCAGAAATTTTAAATTTAGAAGGTACAAACACTTGAGCTGCTGTAAAAGTTCCTTCATTATCAGATACTCCTTGCAATTCTTTACCATTCCAATTATCAAGATAAATTACTCTAGACTTATCAATACCTGTCAAATCTTCTTTAAAACCAAAACCTGTTTCTGCTCCAAGTACAAATGAAGTACCAGGAATTTTATGTTTCATTAATCTATTAGAAACAATAGAATTTAACAAAGATTCATATCTATTAGAATTTGTAGATAACCAAAGAGGTACTCTAAATTCTTGATATTCATTACCATCTGTATCATAAAGAGTATCTAATTCAAGACCTTTAATATCTTGAATAGGGTAATCTCTTTTAATTGCTTCTTTTTTTAGAAGTTCTTGTAATTTTAAAATAGAATCTTTTTCATTAATAGGATTTCCTTCTTCATTAAGACCAAGCTCTTTGAAAAGATTATTTCTTTTAATTGACATTAACTTTTCAAAACTTTCTGCAAAGTATTTGTTAAGTTCTCTACCATTCATATCTTTACCATCAATGACAAAACCATCCAGGTCCATCATACCATCTCCCATAAGTAATTTGAAGATTTGAGTACCCATAGATACTTTCTCTGCTTTACTATCAGATTTATAAGGTACATCTTGTTGAATCCTAAAATCGTTTCTACTCATTTCTAACATAGACATATCAGCATTTTTAAGGCTTTCAGGATTAAAAATATCAATAGGATTTGTGACAGCTCCTACTTTGTTAGCAGAACCATAAGATGCTCTTACAGATTTACCATGAGTAGCTTCCATTTCTTCTAATTTAAGTCTAAGACCATCAAATTTAGTTCCTACAGTTACTTGTGGAATTAAAGGAAAAGAAGAAGATTTAATGTACATAGCTCTAGACATATCTTGATCTTTATCTAATATATGCCCTGAGTACACAGGTTTAATAGGTTGCATAACTAATTTTAAATCTTCTTTAGTAAGAACTTCATTAGCTAATAATTTATTTCCAATTGTTTTTACTTGTTCTGCATTCAACCTACCCATTCCTTCCAGTACTATTAAATGTTCAGTAATAGTAGTGTACTCTTGTCCATCAGTAGCATCAATATTAAAGTAATCTGAAATATCTTTAAACATAGCTTTAAGCTTGTTTCTTTCAGTAATGTAACCATCAACATTACCTACTTGCTTGTATTCTTTATATTTATCAAGAATAGGTTGAGCTTTTTCAAGTCCTTCTTGTCCATGGTACAACTTAATTAAGTATTCAGCATTAGCTGCAACTTCTTTATCTGCCGCAGTTTCATCTCTTAAAAATACTTGAAGATACTTTTGGTCTTTAGAGTTTGCAATACTTACTCCTGGAGCAATCATTAGAGCTAATCTTTTACCTAAATTAGTTCCCATTTTACTTGAGATAGTAATAAAAGTATTATCATCTTGTATATCATAAGGAGTGTCAGTAGGAAACAATTTGTTTTGAGAATACATAGCAGGGTCTCCAGACAAAGTAGTAAAGCTGTTAGCATTAGTAATCATGTAGTTAAGTACATAATCATAAGTTCCATTTTCAAATTTATCATTTAAAGCACCTACACCACTATTTAAATATTTAGTATCAAATAATGGAATAGAAGTTATTTCTCCTTTAGCATTAGATTTAGTAAAAGCAGGTTTCCATATTTCCATTTTTTCTTTAGCCAAGTTATGAGCAACTTCTTCTACAACATCCATCATAGACGGTTTGAAAAGTTCTTCAATTTGTTCTAAAGTTACTGTTTCATCTGCTACAGCTAAATGTTTAATTAGTCTAATACCTTGACTATCCTTAATATTATTTAAAGCTGGAATAAAATTAAATATTTGAGCAGCTCTATCATAATTATTGTTGTTAGTTTTCTTTATATTTTTATGAAAGTTAAAAATTCTAGTAAGTTCAGGAAGAACTAATTGCTCATATAAAAGTTCTCTTAATTGAGGAGTAAATGTTTTTTCTCCGTTTTCTCCTTGTGTAAAAGCATCTTCACTTTCTTCCATAAAATTAAATACTCCTGTAGAAAGCATTAACATTTGCTTTTTATCAGACATTGTAGGTAAAAACATTCTACCTATTCTCATTGAAAAACCTCCAACTTTAATGTTTACTTTACCTTGTTGAATATCTTGAAGACCTGTAACTTTAACCATATCATGGTCAATAGCGTTTAAATCTCTAAGGTTAGAAAAACCATTAGCTTTTTTACCAAATTCTTTAAATGAAGTTAATCCAAGATAATCTACACCAAATTTACCTGCAAACTCTGGGTCATTTTTAAGTAAATTTAAAAATAAACTATTTTTAGTTATGGAAATGTCCATTAAATCGTTGATGTACTGTTGGTCTGTTAAAGCACTTCTTTTTAAATCATCAATTTTATTAGTAATATAGTTAGGTACAGTCACTCCAGACACATTTTTACCTGCATCTCTAAAAGACTTGCTCATTGTTTTAGCGGTGAATCTAGCTTCACCTGTAGTCAAAGCTTTCATTACATTGTTAAGATCTCCAAAAGGATGTAACTT